TCAAACGCGGATTTTTCCCGGCTGGACCCGCTCCGGCAGGCGGCGATAAACCCGCTGGGTGACCTGGCTGTCGGCGTGAGCGAGCAGGGCGCGTGCATGCTCTAGGGTCTCTGCGTCGCTGGCGCACTTGGCACGTAGGTCGTGCTCTGTGAAGCGCTCCTTTACCTTCGTTTCTTTGAGTACGCGCTCCATGAAGCGCTGCCACATTGAATCCCAGCCGCTGGCCGTGCCTTTGGCCTCGTCGTAGTAGCACTCGCCCTTGCGGGTGCAGAAGAGCCAGGGCGCGATGTCGACCGGGCGCACGTCCTTTGCGACCTCGACCGCCTGGCGCAGCTCGGGTGACCACTCGTAGATGATCCGCTTTCCGCTGCTGTGCTCGGTCTTGCGTGGCGTTACATGGATTCCATCCTCCTGCAGGTCGGCACTGGTCAGCCGCAGGATGTCGCCGCGGCGCAGCCCGGTCAAAAGCTTGAGGCGGATATAAGCCTGGAGCACGAGCACGCTTCCCTTCTTCCGCTTGCTCTCCAGTGCCAGGCACTCCACGACTTCCCAGTCCTCGATGTAGCGATCGCGCGGCTTCTCGCCGGCGAGCCGCACCTCTCCCTTGAATGGGTGGCGGTCGATATATCCCCATTCGACCGCCTTGGTGAACGCGTGCGACAACACGTCGATTGCCCGGTTCGCCGCGACCGGTGTCGCGCGCCGCTTGTCGGCATACTGGTAGACGTGCTGGGGCTTCATCCAGGTCAACGGCGCCTCTCCGAAAACAGCCTTCAGGTTCCGCAGGGCGCGATTGTTCTCCACCTGGGTGCGCGCGTTCTTCGTAGGGACCACCTCGAGGGCGTAGCGGTCGAGGAGGGCGCCGATGGTCTTGGCGCCGTCGACCTGGCCCAGCCGCCGGGCCCACTCGGCATACGCCTCCGGCAGGCTGGCACCGAGCCGGAACTTGCGCTTTCCATCCCACTGATCCTCCAGGCCGCGCGGCACCTGGTAGTAGTAGGCGCCATGTTCCGCCACCCAGCGCGCCGGCAGCCCGACATTTTCTTTTCTGCGTTTCCTAGGCATTCAGGCTATTCCAGTTCGGTGTAAATTCGCGGGTCTTCTTGTGTTTGTCGGCGGCACAGCCGAACATCTTCTCGACATGTGCTCGGGCGATCGCCAGGCTGCCGTCGGGCCGCTGCCGAAATTCTATTCCCATCGAACGCAGGACTTTGGCTTGCGCCGCGCGCTGCACGCGTTCCGTCATACTCGAAATCTCATCTGCGCTGAGAAACATATCGCTCATCTCTCATTCCTCCATGCTCTAGCCGCCTATGCGGCCGGTCATCTATTTCGAATTCTCGTCCGTTGCCGCTGACCGCCGCCTCAGCAATTCCGCGGCTTCTTCAGGACGATAGCGATCCATCTTCAGTTCCATTTCGATGTGCTTCGGTGCGCCCGGCCTTGCAGCCGACTTCTTCACCTCGTCGCACGCTCGCGCAACCGCCGCCTCATAGTCATCGATTCCGAACCATGCGACGTTCGCCCAGCCGATGCTGACCACCCACAGCTTGACCCACCCCGACTCTTGGATCTTCTTCTGGCGAGCGCGGGCGCGTTCGATGAGGACTTCAAGCTGATCTTCGTCCAACTGCTCGATGTCGGTCATGCTGCCTCCGATTGTTGGCGCGCGATTGCGAGCAGGCGAGGGTCGGCTTTTGTCAGCACGTCGAGCAGCAGGCGCTTTTCTTCCAGGTAGGTCACGGCGAACTTCGGATCGTGCATGACGATGGACGAGGTGTTGCTGATCAGGTCGGCGCACTTGATTGTCTGGACCCATGCCGGCGCGTCTGCCAGACGATCACGCGAGGCAGCCTTGCGTGCGGCCCGGTTGCCTTCTTCCAGATCGGAGAGCATCAACACGCCTTTCGCAACGTCCATCCCGAACTTGTCGACCAAGGTGGATGACTTCACGCCCTGGTCTTCGACGGAATCGTGCAGCCAGCATACGGCCATGAAAACATCGGGGTGGACTTCCGGCTGATGCCAGCCGACCGACATGGCGATGCCCGCCACTTCAGCCAGATGGTCGGCGTATGGGTTACCGGTGTACTTGCGCTGTTGCGCGCGGTGCACGTGGCGCGCGAACTGCATTGCTTCGTATGCGAGCGTCATATCAGTCTTTCCCGCCTACCGGCGAATTAGGGGATGGGGCGGCTGGGAGGGGCATCCAGTGCGTTACGGTTCCTTCGACCACGTAGCAGCTCGAATACTCGCCCCAGTTGTCGATACACTCCAGCCAGCCCGCCTCGATGTAGAAGGTATCGTCGTTTTCGTTGTACTCGGCACCGCAGTCGTCATCGCCGCTTGCTTCGATCTGGAACTGTCTGGCGTACTTCGCACGGATCAGCCGGACTTTGCCGTTCTGCGTCACGTAGGCAGCAAGGCATTCCTTCTCGGGCAGCCGATCCTCGACGCTGATCCACGCATCTCCGGCCTGCTCGGTGCTCACTGGGGCAGCCTCCGGGGTAATGCCGTACGCGCAGCGGTTCTGCATTGCAATGGTGCAGTTGCACTCGCCGCCGTTGATCCGGCAGGCGGCGCGCTCCCCGACTGGTTGGAAAGCAGGTGCGGTGCCTTGGGCTGCGCTACGGGCAGCGGCGTCTATGGCCTGTATCGCAGAGTGCCCTCGGGCGCGCGCCAGCGTATCGGCCAGCGTTGACGGCGTTTTCGTGAACTGCTTCAGCATCAGTTCCAGCGCCTCGCGCGCCTGTTTCAGCAGATCGGCCTCTACGTCCAGCTCGCGTGCGGCGACAGGCTGCAAGCTCACGTAATCGCGGATTGCCGCGCCGCGCCCGGCGGCGAAACAGGCTGCGCCCCATGCCTTCACGTCCGCAACGTTGATGAATTCGCCCGAACCGATCCCAAGCGGCAGGGGCGGAAGCGGCGGAACCCCTGCGAGCGCCTTGGCCTCAGCGTTCCAGATATCCATGTTCGCCCGCCCGGTGCTGGCCGGTACAGGAGCGGCATGCGTGAATCCGTTGTTCAGCAATTCCTGCGTGACTTCAACGGTGATTCCTGTCTTTTTCATTTCGATCCTTTCGCTTCTGCCGGTGCCGCTGCGCGCTCGGTAGCGCGGAGGGCGTCGAGCACCTTCTGCGCGAAGTCGCTGCGGTAGATTTCGCCGATAACCCTACCGTCGGCGCGCAGTTCATATTCGCCCGATTCGCCCACAGTAGTCGTGTATTTCGCCACCTGACCGGCTTGCCCTGCGCCCTCGGCAGGCTGGGCAGCGAGGGCGCGCTTCAATACGAGTACGCGAGCAGATGCTTCAGCCGCTTGTTGCCTCCAGTATTCAGCGTTCGACACACCTTCCGGGATAACACCGGCTCGATGTGCGATGGTCGTACTCGATTCAGCACGGCGGGATGCGGCGATAGCGTCGCGGGCAAAACGGATTAGATTGGCTTCGAGGTTCGGGTTGTCACCAGCGACGCCGATCAACTCATGTTTATGCATCAGCCCTTCTATGTCGTCTTCCGCCACCTCTGCTATCTGCGGGGATGGGGTGGCAGCGCGCTTCAGGTCGCCCATCAAGTCCCATGCCTCGTGCATTGAAAGGAAGTCGTGCAGCGGCTGGTAGAACGGCGCCTGCTGGGCGAACAGCAGCTCGCGCTTCGCCTCATCCGAACGCCCAAGCGCCTCCCAGTAAGCTGCTTCGGCGCGATCGTAGGCGTCGTGCTTACTATCGCCGATGTGCAGCAATTCGCGCAGCGCGGCCTCTTTCCAGTAGTTGCCACCCTCGTCATCTGGTCCGACAGGATTGCTCCAGCCGATGCATTCGGAGAACGGGTCTTCCGGCCTTTCTGCGAGGATGATTGCCAGCGCTTCTTCGCGGCCCTGCGCGCGGTAGTCGAGCGGCGTCAGCACGTCCTGCACAGGCGCGACAGGCTGGGCTGCGCGACGGACAAGGGTTTGCACATCCTCGAGCTTATAGAATCGTCCATCGGTACAAGCTTCCACTCGACCCATTGGGATATTGGCATCCCAGCGTGTCAGTTTGTCCAGGTCGGCCAGTGCCGGGGTGGTGGTAGTAGTGGTCATGGGGTCAGCCTTTCCGGCGCCGCGCGCCTGGGTATTGTGGGTGCGATGGGTACAGCGAATCGGGCAGTGCGAATTCCAGGATGCACTTCCAATTCGTCCGGTTGTTCAGCACGACGGGGCCGGCGTCGTTGTCGACCGTTCCCTTCGCCGGCGGCACGGCCAGCGCATCGAGCAGTTCGCATGGAACGGCCAGGGTGTCGTCGCCCCGGTGGTAGTAATCGCGGAGCGCCATCACATCGTCCTCGCTGTACTTCCCCGCCCACGAGAGCGGCCACGCATAGCCCTTGTCGTCGGGGCGCCACACCGTGATGTAGGCGTGCTCGCGGTTCGTGTGCTTCAGGCTGACGATGTAGCAGTCACTCATCGCCTGCCTCCGAGCTATGGGTAGGGGTGGGGCGCTTGAGGGCGCGGATTGCCGTGGCGATGTCTTTGCGCGTGCCGTCGCCGTCTTGGAATATGCTCAGGCCGTACTGAACCTGCGCTACACGGGTGGCCTCGGCCGTTTTTGCCGCATCTTCCAGCGCCTGATCCCGCACCTGTTCGGCAGTCTGTGCCGCTCCAGTAGTGGAGGCGGCGAGCATGGCGGCGTAGCGCGACTTGTTCATCAAGTCCTGCTGGGCGCTCATCGAATCGAGCCTGACCATTGGAAGCGGCGCGTTGCGTGCGGCCTCCAGCATTGCGGGGGTCGGATTTATCGGAGCCAGCTTATAGCCTTCCGGCGCTGCTGCTGGCTTGGTGGCGAGAAGGGGTTGAACGTCGGCAGCGCGGTAGAAGCTGCCGTCCTCATCGCGCATCATCGCCCCCAAGTTCTTGCGGCTGGCGCTCCAGCGCTGCAAGCTGCTCAGGTCGGCGGTCGGCTTGGTGGCGGCAGATACTGCGGCGCGGACTTCATCGGATGGCGCGTATTTGTTGAGCAATTCGATGCAGGAGCACTCGTCGGCAGAATCAAGCTGAACAGCGGTCCCCATGAAGCCGGCGCCTTCCTCCGGGTCTTCGTAGCACTGAACGCCGTTCTCATACTTGTCGTACATGACCGCCAGCAGGCGCAGTGCCTCGCGGCCAGCAGGTTCCGGCAGCTCATCGCCCGATGCGGTAGCAGGAGCTGAGGCGCGTTCGACTTGAGCCTTGATCCTGCGGTTTTCGCACAGCAGTTCGCTGTAACGCTTGGCGAACGCTGCCGGGGCATCTTGAGGAGCTGCGGCGCTCTCGATGCGGGCGATCAGGTCGGTCAATCCGGCGATGATCTTCGTGGCATGTTCGTCGCGAGTTGTGTACGTGCCAATACCCCAAGGCGCGCGCAGAATGTGCGTGGCGCCCACCCATTCCGACCCGCGTTCCGGTGTGTACTCGCCCTTGTCGTAGGCATCGCAGGCGGCGCGGTGCGCGGCGATCTCGTCTGCGCTACAGCATTTTGCGTCGGGCGTGAAGTCGTGCGGATTTGTCGTGCGGCAGAAGCCGTAGTCCACATCACCCGTGATCTGCTCAATGTAATCGCGCGCCGCCAGTGCCAGCGCCTTGATCTGTTGCAGGTCGGCCGGGGCATCGCCCGAGGTAGCGGCAGGGGCGCTAACTTCGGCGGCTAGGGCGTCGCGCAGCTTGGCCTCCAGATCAACACGGCGGTTCCCCGCGCTGCCGTAGACCATGAATTCGTCGATGCCAGGAGTGGCGGCAGGGGAGGACGGCACCGCCGGCGCGCCAGGTGCGGCCCAATCGATGACTTCTGCCGGTTTGCGGTCTTCGACGCGCCGCTGTGGGTTTTCGCTGCTGTTCGTGGTGTCCATGTTCTCTCGCCTGGTTATGTGAATGGTTATTTGCTCTTGTCGGGGCCCGCGCTCTTCGGCGCCGGTGCTGCGATGGTGATGTCGGCCATGTCCTGGCGGTAGCGCCGGCCGCGCGGGACAGCCGCGGCGTTGGCGATGTCTTGGCGGTCCTGGGAGGTGTTGCCGCCGAGCTGACGCTCGAGCCGCGTCATGCCGGCACCGCTCCAGCCGCCGCGCTTGCGCCGCGCGGTCATGCTTTGGCCTCGCCGCCCAGGGCCTCGACCAGGTCAGCCAGCATCTTGGTGAGCTCGCCGGTCATCAGGGTGAAGTCATTGTCGAAGCGCTCGTGGTCGCTATAGGCGATGGACTGACCCTCCTTCAGCACGTCCAGCGGCTTGACGCCCTTGATCGCCAGCGATTCGGTCAGCACGAACGAGATGCGGCTGTTCCAGGTCATCGCCAGGCGGGTGCACTGCTTGCCGGCGGCGATGTGGCGGCCTACGTCGGCTGGGTCGAGCGAATGCTTCACGTAGCGCACGGCGGCGCGGCTCTCGCCAGTGGCACGCAGTTCGGTGTCCTGGTCGATCGTGAAGTTGGGCGGCGCCTCGTCCGACTCGAGCCAGCTGGTCATGACGGCCACCGGCGAGCGCTGCACGCGCAGCGATTCGAGCGGCAGGCGGTCCACTGCCTTCAGCAGCAGCTTGATGACGTCGTCGGCCTTCGAGGGGCTGGCGGTGTCGACGGCCAGCCAGCCATTAGCCGTGTCGATCCACACCCAGGTGGCGCGCGGCACGCTGAACGCACGGGGCAACATCTCGTCGGTAACGCGCTCCTTCAGTTCCTTTCGGGCCAGCTTCCCAGGCGGGAAACCCTGCTGCTCTTCGAGCTCTGCGGCGCGTGCCTTGACCACTGCGTTGATCGCCGCTGCCGGCATCACCTTCTTCTCGGCCTTAAGCTGCAGCAGGAACTGGCCGGCCACGTTGTGCACCAGGGCGCCGCCCTCGCGAGGAGCGTCCCAGCCCTGGCGGAACAGCTCGTTGCTGGACGCCGGCGTGAAGGCCTGGTGAGCGATCGCCTGCTCGAGCGCCTCGGCGGTCATTACCCACGGGGCAGGGAGGCGGTACAGCTGGAGGTTCTTAAGCATTCTTGGGATTCCTTCTTGTCGTTTTCGGTGCGCTTACTGTGCGAGCGCTTGGGTGTAGAGGATCACGAGGACCAGCAGGATCGCTGCGGCGCACTCGATCGCGTAGGAGACCAGCCGGGCTCGGATCTGCTGCTGGCTCATGGCTTTGCTCCAGGGTTGCGCATACCTTTCACGTTGCCGAGGTTGCCTTTGGCGCGCTCCAGTCGGAGGCGGGCAGCTTCGACCTCAGCCTTGGCTTTATCGACCAGGTACTGGTGCGCTTCCGACCATGTGTCGTGGTACTGAGCCCACTCCGTGCTCTTGCCCTCGCGACGCTCGCCGCTCGCCCGCATGCTTGGGAGGTAGACGAATGTCTTGGTCTCGCGGATGCATTCCACGGGTTTGATGTCGTTGCCGTGGCCGGTCATGTACTTGGTGATCATTGCAGCACCACGACGGTGAGGCCCAGGGCGCCGGCGTCATACGCAGCGTCGATCAGCTTGGTCAGGTCGCCGACGGCGCTGTACGTCCTGGCGCCGGTGGCAGTGCGTTCGGTGATTCGGTACATGTGATCTCCCTAGTTGGTAGTCGGGGCCGATGTGACCCTTTCAGTGTTGGCACTGTCGTCGTGCCGGCGGCGCGGTAGCGCAGTATTCGTTTCAGGCGCCGTTGCGCTTCTCGTTGCACACCTGGATTGCGGCGCGCACGATGGCAGCAACGACCGCCTCGTCCTTACCTGGGTGGTCGGCGTACGCCTCGCTAACGTTACGCCGCCTGCCGCCGGATCCGACCGAGACCACGCCCTCGTCGTCGTCCACGTGCACGCTCAGTCCCAGCATGCCAATCAGCGGGCCGGTCGCATTCCAGCTGCGGCGCCATTTGTCGAGCGGCATGGAGCTCGTGGTGCGCGGGTGGTTGCGGCTGCTGAAGTACGTCCGGCTCGGCCTGGTGGCCTGCAGCTCGGTGATCGTCGTAATGAAGGCCGGGCGAACCACCTTCATGCCATGCCTCGCGTCGGCGAGGGCGATCTCGTCATCGATCGCTTCCTCGAGGTATTGCTGGGACCAGGTCAAGAGGTTCATCGTCAGCTCCACAGGACAGCAGCGATGCCGCCGGCAGCAGCCAGCAGGCCCAGGGTGATCAGACCGGTTACAGCGCGGTCCACGCGCATCCAGCAGCGCTCTTTGGTTTCGGTTTGGTCGGGGGTGTTCATCGTTTGCTCCTGTTCGTCATGCCTCGCTCGGCCTCCACCAGCTGCCAGCCCAGCTCCCTCCGGATCTGCTTCGGGGAGGGCGGCGGCGTCCTTTCTGCCTAGCGCTGTCGCATCCAACTGCGCACTTGCTCATTGCTCGGCTTGCTGGTCTGCGTCATCGCTGGCTCCTGGTGAGTTCGCTTCGTATGGTTGTACTTTACCTTCGGGTAAAAACAAAGGCAAGAGAAAAATATACCCGTAGGTAAAAATGTGTGTAAAATTCGTCAGCCAGTCGAGTTTGGCTGGTTGCAAGTCTGGAGCAGGGAGGGGAAACCGCCGACGTCCAGGCCCAAGTGCTAAGGACGCCGGGAGAGCAACGCGTGGGTGGTAGGGGTAGAGCGCGCCGGGGGACAGGTGAAAGCCTGGAAAGTCTGCCAACAAGTGCGCGTCCGAAGGCGAAAGCAAGGGATAACGTCACTCTCCACGAAAGCGAGTCTTTGACTGGCCTTAGGGAGGGTGACATCCGGAACCGAGACTCTGCTGGGATATTCTTAGAACCTAAAAATCAAGCTTTACCTTGCTTTTGACTTAGAATTTAGCAGTACCAATAAAAAAGGGTCGGCGATGCGGATAAAAGACTACCTCAGCGCAAAATACGAAAGGAAAAAGCCGACGACGATGCTCGGTTGCGAGGCTCGCGCATTCGGAATTCCATACCCGCTAAAAACGGGCTGGCTTATGACGTATGGCGATATTGAAATCACTTCGGATATGGCCGCCCGACTTCGAAAAGGACTGGAAGCAAGCGGGAAGGACACCGCAGTTACAGGTCTTGAGATACTCGATAAGGCATGGCTAGAGCTCAAAGCGGCGCCCGATGCGAACAGTCGAGAGTTTCTCCAATCCAAGGCATGGAAAAGACTAAGACTCCAGGCTCTCAACAAACACGGACGCCAGTGCCAATGCTGTGGCGCTAGCCCTGCGACAGGCGCGGTACTGAACGTTGATCATATTCTGCCGCGCCGACTATTCCCCCAGCTGGCCCTACAGCTGGACAATTTGCAGGTTCTTTGCGCTGATTGCAATGAAGGAAAGGGAAACTGGGATATGACGGACGCTCGTCCGGCTACCACGGCAGCGGAAAGCCGGAAGTGAGTCAGCTGACCTTGGCGACCTACCTGGAGAAGCGGGGCCCAGTCAAAGCGCTGACGCGCATCGAGGCCGAGGTATTCGGGGTGCCGTACCCACTGGTGAAGGGCTGGGCGCACAGGCACGGCGCCGCGGAGATTACCCAGGTCATGCTCGAGCAGCTGCGGGAAAAAATTGGCCGCGCGAAATCGTCGACGGCCGAGAAGGCACAGCGGGGTTTGGATGGAGTAGAGGGGCTGCCTGTGACGCCATCTGCAGTGGCCCCGGCAACTGATGAGGCGGCCCGGTCTGCAGTTTACTCGATTGGAAGGACATCACCGATTCCGGGATTTGTGTTGCGCCAGGCCAAACGTTACCATTCACGCCGTTCGTTCGCGGCGCAGAAAAGCCCGCAAGGCGCGGGCAAGAAGGTTCTCGCTAGCTCAGGTGCCTTACCAAGACAATTGAACTGAGCTGTAGATCATTTTTCGAAAGCTTCTGGCCCTAGATAGGCTTGATACTGCCCAGCAGCATGCGCCTTGAACTCGGGCGTACTCAACTGTTTTGAGAGCTCTAACGCAACGTTATGGAACATGTTCGTTGGCATCACAACAGTTGCCACAGGCGTGCGAGTTTGCGTGCCATGATTTTCGACGCCAAAAGTAAATCGACTAACGAACGGTCCGAAAGCGATGCTCATGATCTGATCGGCGTAAATGGTGGGGTGATCAGTGTCCATTTTGTCTTGCAAGCTGCCGGGAGTAACAGGCGTAAGTTCAACGGATTGGTTAGACATGGGTAACTCCTTCGTTTAGTTTCATGCGTTCTTCTTCAAAAGAAGGCACCACCATCGCTTCTTCACTTAGGTCTCTGCTTTCCTCTGCCAACTGCGAATAGGGAACAAATTTGACTGTAAGTGCACAATCGAGTGCGTGAGCTACCTTCACCAAGGTGTCAAGCGATTGTTGTCCGTAGGCGGGATCTTCCAAGCGCGATACACCGGATTGGGTCGTACCCAACCGCTCGGCAAACTGCGTTTGTGTGAGGCCTCGCGACTTCCGGTTGGCTTTGATCTGCCAAGCGATACCTTGCTCGATACTCGCCTCAAGGTAACCTTGACGGTACTCCTCATCGGACCACTTCGCGACACGCTTGACAAACGCGCCGCTCGCTTTCTTAGTGGTACCAGCCTCTTGGGGCGGGCGCACGCTCGGCGGCTCCCCGCTCATCTTCATCTCGATGGATGTCGAGCTGGAAGCAGTCTTGAGTTCGAACGTTGAACTCTTCATCGCAGATGTTCTTATGAACGCTTGCGAGTTCTGCATAGTTGTCTGGGTCATACTGATTGTCCTTTTCGATTACAGGTTGCGTCAGCACGAAGAACTTCGTCTCGCCATGGAAGTGGCCAGCAATTCGAAGCTGTCTACTGTTCTCGTCTGCGAATCGTATCACATAAATGTTATGTCCAAGCGGGCTTGCGTGGGGGCGAGACCATTCAGTCTTTTCTCGTACACATAAGTACTCCAAAGCGCGCTCCAACTTTGCGATGGCCTTCTTGGATAACGTTTTTCTTATCCATCGGTCAATCTGGTCTTCAGCTCGCTCGGAAAGGTAGCACCGGAAGCGCCATGCAGTCTTGACTTCGCCCATCTACTATCCTTGTTAGGTCCATGTCTAAAAGCGGCACCCGAGCGTGCCGTATCCGCAGGAGTATATCTCGCTGGCAACGCTTGAAATCTAACCAATTGTCGCGCTAGCGCGCTGTGCCGCGCATCGAGCCTGGCTTGCTCGGCGCGGGCGCCGCGGGCGCTTCCTCTAGAAAGTCAAGCAAGCCGCTTGCTTCAGCGTTCGTTGCCGGGGGCGGGGAAGCAGGCCGCGACGAGGAGAAGCCTATCAAGATGGCGCCGGCCACCGCGAGCACTCCTCCGAAGATCAGGAAATTTTGGCGCTGCGCCATCCGGTCGACGTTTGCGACGGCCATCGCAGGCGTGCGGATCCCGTAGCCGAAATCACGGGCTGGCACCTGGACGCTGACGTCCATGTTCAAGGCGAAGCCACCCAGCAGCAGACCGCCGGCCAGCAGGATGGCGCCGAACGTTTTCATGACTCCTCCGAAGAGTGAATTGCAGATGTTGCTGATCAGCTCGGACAATGCCCACATGTTGCACCTCTAGTTCGGCATCCAGGCGTGCCGTAGCGCCTAAAACGGGAGATCGTCCTCATCCTCGTCATCATCTGTCGGTGCAGCATCAAGGTCGACGTCAAACCGCGTGAGCGGCGCTAGAAGCAGAAGCGGGAGCAACTCGTCGGTTTCAAAGTGCGCGTAGGCTCGAGGTGAGCGCCCCTCCGCAACCAGCATGATCCCCCGCGGTGGAAGCCGCTTAGCCAGCCGTTCGATAAGGTCGTCACCGACGCCTGGGCGGACGTAGGATTCGTGTGGAAAGGCGACGATCAATCGCACTTGCCTGAGTTCGACGAGCGCCACCTCGACCTTCATGCTGCCTCAACTTCCCGGTTCGTCGGCAGCTCATTCCACTCTACGTGCTCAAGCGAAATAAGGGCGTAGAGGTGTCTTTCTGATTCAAACTCAGCATAAGCCTTCGCATTTCGCCAATCAGAGTCGTCCGCCGCCACTAGTAATACCGGAAGATCAAACTGCTTCTCAAGCTGCTCGACCAGGGTAGGGGCCTGGCGCAAGCCCAGCTGCCAGCGCTCGACCAGTGCTACTACCAAACGGGTGTCGCAAAGACGCAAAACTGCATAGTGCATCAGATGTTTTCGCTTTCCTTGTGTACAACGCGACCGACGATAATGCACGAATCGCCCTCGCAAATCTTCCTCGGGTAACGCTGCTGGTCCGGATTGTCGGAAGTTAGCCACCAACGACCGGCATCGCGGGTGAGTCGCTTAATGACAGGCTCGCCCTCGTAGTTGAACGCATACACCTTCCCATCAACAGGACGACGGTCCAGCAAGTACACGACCACTACGTCTTCCGGGTTCAGCCCCGGCTTCATGCTTTCTCCGTCGATGACAGTCGAGATCAGAAAGGCCGGATCGAACCCGCGGCGCTTGATCCACTCTGTCGGCATTGTCGTAGTGGCGCCGTCAAACCGTTCTGGCTCCACTTGGACCCCACTCACCCCAGCCGAAAGGCGAAGCTTGACCTTCGGGATGTGAGTAACCAAAGGGTCGTCTGCGCCAGCCCCTCGAATCATTCTTGCCCCAGGCAAGAGCCGGCGTAGCTCATCTAACGACACTGGACCGTCTTCAAATACAGGTTCGAGAGCCGGTTCCGCATTTGGAGCGCTAGCAGAGGCAGAAGTCGCTGGGCTTTCGTCTCCTTGCAGAGCGCCGCTTTGCTCAGCGATCGCGGCCGCTTCATCGTCAAGGCGTCCTTTCGGGAGTACCAGGGCACTCTCGATGAGGTCCTTCATGTCTTCGCCAATTCGCTTTCGGCCATCCTTCCCCTCTGGGTACAGCATGCGCGATACGTAAGAGGCAGAGCGGCCGATCTTGTCGGCCAGGGCAGCCGACTTCCCCCCGCAGTTCGTACGTATCACGCTCAAGAGGTTCAGGCGGCGAATTTCAAATTTGTCCATGCGGCATTCAACCAGCAATTTACTTAAAGGTAAATGACCTATAGGTATTGACTCTGACTTTACCTGCGGGTAAATTAGAGGCATGGATAAATTGCTTAAGTACCTCAACTCCTTGTCAAAGGAGCAGCGTGCAGTGTACGTGGCGGCGTGCGGCACGACGGAGGGATATCTCCGGAAGGCGGCCAGCAAACACCAAGCGTTTCGCGCCGAGCTCTGCATCTTGCTCGAGCGCGAATCAGGCGCCGCCGTCCGTTGCGAGGACTTGCTGCCTGATGCCGACTGGGCATACATCCGATCGAGGTCAGGCTCTCCAGGTTCGCTACGTCGGTCCACCGATCCCGAGCCCAATCTCGGGCGCGCCGGCCGGAATCCGCCGTGCAGCCGAAACGTCATGTCCCTCACTGTCGACCATCCAGCAGTGGCCGAGCGTAAGCCATAAGCACCTGGCGCGCTTTGCGCGGTGTAGCTGACAAGTGACAGGGCTCTAGGCATTTGGGTCAAGTTTCCAAGTTTCAACAGATGCATTGTTGCATCAAAAAATTACCAAAACATCATTCTCTTACAGGTCAACAGCATGAACGCCAAAGACGCATTCCATCAAACCGTCCACAACGCTCCAGGCGGCTGCGTCGCGCTGGCTGCTCGCATGGACATGTCGCCGACCATCCTGCGCAACAAGGCGAACCCGAACAACAACGTCAACGTCGTGACGATCGACGACATCGAGCGCGTGATGTCGCTGACTGGGGATTACTCGGTGCTGTACGCGCTGGCCGAGGCGCACGGCTTCGTGCTGACCAAGCTCGAAGAGCAGCCGGCTTCGGACATGGGCGTGCTCGAGAACGTCACGGATATCTGGCAGCGCCTGGGCGACGTCGCCAACGAGGTGCATAAGACGCTCGAGGACGGCCGCGTCGAGCCGCACGAGGTAGTAGCGGTGCGCAAGTCGGTGTTCCGCGCCTTCCGTCCAATGATGCAGCTGATCGAGCGCCTTAACGGGATGTCGGAGAAGCCGGTTTCGAAGTAAGCAGCGCCCAGGCGGCGGGGCATGCCGTCACCAATACAACCAGAACAGGGGAATGAACGAGATGGACGAAAAGAAAAGCGTAGCAAAACTGCTCGACACGCTGCGCGAGCGCTTCGGGATCAAGAGCGACGCGGCACTGGCGCGAGAACTGGAGCTGAGCCCGGCCGAGGTGTGCAAGCTCCGCGGTGGTCATCGTGAGCTGGGCGCCAGGGTGATCTTGAGCATCCACGAGCACCTGGGCGTGCCGGTCAAAGAAATTCGCGCGCTGGCGGCATAGCCCGCTCGCCACCGATACCACGATAACCCGGCACTAGTCCTGAAGACTGAGCCACGTCAGCGAAAGGAAGTAGATGGATCAAAAGGAAGAAGAGCATCAGCCGGCGCCGATCGAGCCCGGTCATGTGATGAGCCGCGAAGCGTACAAGCGCTTGGTGGAAGAGCAGCAGAAATGAAAAAGCCCGCGGCCAGGCGGGCTTCTCTTGAAACAAGAACAACTTAGGAGCGCACATGTTAGCACAACAAATTCAAACGCCGGCGCAAACCGGTGAAGACCAAGCTTCGCCAGACGTCTTCGCTGCCCGATCGGCGCACTGGCTGAACGTCCTTCTCGGCCTGGTCGGCTCCGCCAACACGCTGATTACTGTCTACATGAAGGAAGAGCTCGCCGACGTGAAGGCATGCGTCGACGAAGACCATCACAAAGCCATTACCAGCTTGGCAAATCAGGTCGAGCGCGCAAAGGCCCTTGGCCTCACCCTGGCCGGCGCCGCGCAGCTGGCCGCGACCGGCCAGGCCAACTTGGAGCTGTGGTCCGTGATCAACGATCAGTTCTCAGCGGGCTCGCTGTCGGACCTGATCAGCGCAAACGACTGGCTGCGCCCTGGCGATGTCGTCTACAAGGCAGAGACCATCTACCGCCACACGCTGACGGAAGCGGACTTCAATGCAGCTGCGGCGCCGGCCGTGATCGGCGGTGCAGCATGAGCGCGCTGACCCAAGATAAGTTCCTGCGCGAAGTGGCTGGCCACGGCATGACCATCGTCCGCGACGACGGCGTGCATCGCCATGTGCGCTTCAAGCGTCCGGACACGAGCTGCGCGCACTTCGACCTGGTTACTTGGCCGGGCTATCTCTGCTACAGCGGCGACATGGGCACCTTCGTGTTCTCCCGCATGCGTGACATGTTCGATTTCTTCCGTCGCTCGCACAAAGAAAATCTGTTCGCGATCGACCACCACTACTGGGCCGAGAAGGTCGAGGCCGGCGACCAGCGCAGCCGCGGCGATGGCGTGCGCGAGTTCAGTAAGGCGAAGTTCGACGCCGGCGTGCGCCAGTGGGTTGAGGAGTTTGCCAAGACGGAACTCGAAGAGGCCGCAGAGCTCGGCGAAACCGAGCTGTGCACGACCGCCATGAACGACCTGCGCGCCGCAGCGGAGCGCGAAGTCATCGGCGCCGCCGACAACGACGTCCGGAGCTATGACGCTGCCAATGATTTCCGGTTCGGCGCGAGCGACAGCGAGGCTTGGAGCGCGCTGTTCGGTGGCGAGAAGACGTTCGAGTTCGTCGACTTCTGGGAATGCGATCACCAGGTATTCACTCACCGCTTCCAGTGGTGCTGCTTCGCTCTGGTCTGGGGCATCAAACAATACGACGACGCGAAAGCCGCAGCTGCTGCGGTGGCGCCGGCGGCGACTGAAGGGGTACCAGCATGACCCGCGCCCGCCACGTCACCCCGATTCACACCGCACGCCGCATTGAGCGCATCCGCAACCTGGTCACCACGCTGCTGACCCGCAAGCTTGCGCGCGATGAAGTCGCGACGCTGCTGGAGGTAACTCTTTCGGGCGCCCGCAAGTACGTCGGCGACCTGTGCGAGGCCGGCGTCATCCAGCTGGCTCGTTACGCTGACGGTACCGAGGCCGCCCTCGGGCACCCGGTGTACACGCTCGCCATGACCGCGGAGCAGGCGCAAGCCTACCTGGCCGGCCTGGCGGAGAGCGCGCCGCCACGCGCTGCCAAGCTGTCGAAGTCCGCGTTCAGCGTCGCCTCGCGCGACCCGGGCCGCCATTTCCACATCATGGCCGACGACGCTCCGTTCTCGATCCGCATCAGCCGCGTACCGCCGATGCGAGATCCGCTTGTCGCTGCGTTCTTCGGCGCCGGCCTTCATGAGGTGCGAGCATGAAGGCGATCGACCTCTTCGCGGGCGCGGGTGGCTTCAGCACCGGCGCAAAGATGGCTGGCATCGAAGTTGTGTGGGCCGCGAACCACTGGCCGGCCGCGGTGGAAATCCATTCGCAGAACCATCCAGGCGCCCAGCACGCCTGCCAGGACCTGCAGCAGGCGTGCTGGATGGACGTGCCGAGCCACGACCTGTTGCTGGCGTCGCCCTGCTGCCAGGGCCACAGCAGGGCACGCGGCAAGGCCAACGGTAACCCGCAGCACGACGCTAGCCGCTCGACCGCTTGGGCCGTCGTGTCGGCCGCCGAGTACCACCGCCCCGAGCTGGCCGTTATCGAGAACGTGCCCGAGTTCACTCGCTGGGCACTGTACCCGGCCTGGTGCGCCGCGATGGACGCGCTGGGCTACGCGCTGACGCCAATGATCGTCGACGCCGCCGATCACGGCGCGCCCCAGCATCGGGAGCGCCTGTTCATCGTGGCCGCACGCGCCAAGCACCCGCTGATGATCGAGCTCGAGAAGCGCGACCACGTACCGGCTGCAAGCTTCATTGATTTCGGCGCCGGCAACTGGCAACCGATCGAGAAGCCGAGCCGCGCCGCTAACACCCTGGCGCGCATCGCCGCCGGCCGGGCCGCGCACGGTGACCGTTTCATCAGCAGCTACTACGGCGGCAACAAGGGTGGGCGGTCGATACACCGCCCGGTCGGCACGATCACCACTAAGGACCGCCACGCGATCATCGACGGCGACCGTATGCGCATGTTCTCCGCCCAGGAGTGCCGGGCGGCGATGGGATTCCCGTCCGACTACATCCTGCCGGCCAAGCACGAAGACGCCGTACACATGCTAGGCAATGCGGTCTGCCCACCGGCTGCGCGCGACGTGATCACCGCGATGCTGGAGGCCGCATGACCTACATCACCCGCTCGGCGCCTCGCTGCGTCGCATGCCGGCAGCCCGAGGGCGCGCAGCACGCGCCCGGCTGCCAACTCGCAAAATTCGTTATTCGGAGGGCTCAGTAATGGGCAGACGAACTCAAAGTCCGCGTGTCGCAAGCAAGCACACGTTCCCATACACCGCTGGCCAATACCTGCACCGGCACGGCCCGCAGACCGAAGCTGCGCTTTTCAGTGCCCTGGGCGACAGCGTGCGTCCGGATGGCCGGGCCGATCTTATTCAGCGCTGCCTGAGTAGCGGCTGGCTCGCCCTCACTGCGGGCGACCTGATCACCTGCAGCGAGTTCGCCCGGGCCCACTACGACAAGGCCGAGGGAATCGTGAAGGTCGAGTACGTGGGCCAGATCGCCGTTTCGCGCGAGGCGACCGCGTACAAGCAGCCGCCGCTGAGCCGTAAGTACCTCACCAACTCGCGCGGCATCCGCCAGGACATCCCGGCCTGGTCGCAGCGCCCAGCGGGTTTCGGATTCAAGAGCATCGGCGGAGGTGAGGCGTGACTATTTATGCAGAATGCGTCCCCCGGCTAAGACGGGTGAGGGCGCTTAGCGAACTTCGGGCGGTGTTCCTTAAGCCCTACAACGCAGCGCTTGACGCTGGTCACGCACAGATCGATGGGTGTTCGACTCCAATTGTGCCAGTTTGCAATCGCTCCGGTTTCAGGATTTCGTTGACTCTGCAAATGCTGTTCGATTCGGACCATGTTGTCGCGAAAATCTTGCAAGGCCTTTCTAAGCGTGGTCAGAGCAAGGATCGCGTTATACGAGCCGAGTTCATGAGCCGAAACTGCCTTCAAGGATTCAAGCAAGCTTTCCGTTATGGCTCCGTCGTATTTAAGGCGCAATGCCAAATAATCAAATCCGCCATCGTGAAAGATCGTGCCGACGCTTTCGGTGAATTTTTCGACCGATTCAGCCAGCGCTACGATTTGATCGTATGTTCGCGCACTGGACAGTTGCTCCGCTTCCCGCATCGTGTCAAGGGCGGCTCGCGCTTGTCGCTCCCCCAAAAAGTAAGCGATGAGAATAGCTGCGATCGAACCTACAGCCTGAACCCACGAGGCCCATTCACCAGCATTGAGCCCGTAGCCTCGACCTATCGATACCAGGGCAGCCACAGCGCTAATAACGAGAAGTGTCGTGCGTATGGGCGATCTGCTGCGCGGAGAGCGAATGGTTGTCATCTGGGAATCTTATCATGATGCGCCGCTCATCCCTCAGCCAAGGCAAGCCGCTCAAGCCCGGTAAGGCCCTCCAGCGCAAGACGGCGATGTCGCGCGGCACCGGCTTCAAGGCTCCGATCGCCAGCGCCGGCCAGCTTCGTGTCGCTGCAGTCCAGGTCAAGGCCCGCGCTGACAAGAAGGCCCGGGAGATCAAGCTGCCGAAGCCGATCAAGTCGCGCGGCATGAAGGGCCGCCCGCCGACCGCGGAGGAAACGCGCTTCATGGAGGCGATCGCGCAGCTGGGCTGCGTGGCATGCCGCAAGGACGGCTGGCACAACCCGGACGTGAGCGTCCACCACATCGACGGCCGGACGAAGCCTGGCGCGCACCTCCTGGTGCTGCCGCTGTGCGCTGGCCACCACCAGGACGGTACCGGGCCAAACACGACGCTGATCGCGGTCCACCCCTACAAAGCACGCTTTGAGGCGCGCTATGGCACACAGCGCGAGCTGCTGGTCGAGTGCGTCGAGATGTTGAAAGAACAAGGAGCATCTGTATGCGCGACACAGTAAGCACCGAACCGGCTGAACTTGCGGCACCGTTCACCTTGCATCTTGGCGACTGCATCGAGGTGATGCGTACGCTGCCCGAATGCTGTGTGGACTCGATCGTGACCGATCCACCCTATGAACTGGGCTTCATGGGCAAAAGCTGGGACGCCAGCGGTATCGCCAACAACGTGGACATGTGGCGCGAGGCGCTGCGCGTGCTGAAGCCGGGCGGCCACCTGCTGGCATTTAGCGGCAGCCGCACCTACCACCGAATGACATGCGCAATTGAGGACGCGGGTTTCGAGATCCGCGACCAGATTATGTGGGTGTACGGGTCGGGCTTCCCCAAGTCGCGCAACCTGGACGGCGAGTGGGAGGGCTGGGGCACTGCATTGAAACCGGCCCACGAGCCCATCTGTTTCGCTCGTAAGCCATTGGCGGGCACAGTCGCGGCGAACGTGATGCAGTACGGCCCCGGTGCGTTGAACATCGACGGCTGCCGCATCCATAGCGCTGATGCCCAAGGCGGCGCCTATACCGTCAAGCGGTTGAAGTCAGGGGCGACCCTGAACGCTACGGGTGGTAACTGGCGACCAGAAGAAGCCGAAGCCGCTGTGTTCCATGGTGAGATGAAGCCCGGCCGTTGGCCCGCCAATCTGATTCACGACGGAAGCACCGAGGTTGTAGCACTTTTTCCAGCTGAGGCTGGTCAGGCCGCAGCGCTCAAAACCCGCAACAGCGACAAAACCCGCAACACATTCGGCGACTTTGCCGGCACGAAAGATGCAAACTTCGCGCCGCATGACGCTCGCGGCTCTGCCGCACGTTTCTTCTACTGCGCTAAATCTAGTCGCGCCGACCGCAACGAAGGCTTAGCTAGCTTCGAGGCGCCGGCCGTAGCCAAGAACGCCACTATGCGCGACTGCGAGACGGCTGACTGGAGTCATCGCAACGGCAATCATCATCCGACCGTGAAGCCGACCGACCTCATGGCCTACCTGGCGCGCCTTGTAACGCCGCCTGGTGGTGTGGTCTTGGACCCATTCATGGGCAGCGGGTCGACCGGCAAGGCCTGCATGCGTGAGGGATTCCGGTTCCTCGGCATCGACATGACACCGGAGTATATGGCGATCGCGCAGGCCCGCATCGAGTATGAACTGGCGCGCGTTACGGCCACTGCGGAGGCTGCCGCCGTGCCGGCCCCTCAACGCGACTTATTTGAGGATGCCGCCTGACGCGGCTTCGATATAGGAAAGGAAACGATATGGGAAGCATGTTGAATTTAACAGGCGCTTTAACCGGCGCGGCTCCGGCACCATTCCTGTTTGGCGGCGTCCAGATCCGCGTCGTGATCGACGACGACGGTGCGCCCTGGTTCGTGGCACAGGACGTGTGCGCGGTCCTGGGGCTGGGGACTGAGCAGACCCGCCGCCTCGACGAGGACGAGAAGGGTCTGCGTTCAGTGCAGACCCCCAGCGGCGAGCAGCAAATGGTCGCGGTCAACGAGTCGGGCCTGTACGCTTTGGTGCTGGGCAGCCGCAAGCCCGAGGCAAAAGTCTTCAAAAAGTGGGTGACGAAAGAGGTGCTGCCGGCAATCCGCCAGACCGGCTCATACGCGATCGCGCCGGCGGCGCCGGTACCGGCCCTGCCGCAGACGTTCGCCGAGGCGCTGCGCCTGGCGGCTAATCAGCAGGAACAAATCGAGGCCCAAGCCGCACAGCTGCAAGCCGCGGCGCCGGCGGTGGAGTTCGTCGAGCGTTACGCTGACTCGACCGGCACGAAGGGCTTCCGCCAGGTGGCGAAGCTGCTGGGCGCCAACGAGAACCAGTTCCGCGAGTTCCTCCTCGACCAGAAGATCATGTACCGGCTGGCAGGCGAACTGACGCCGCACTCCCAGCACATCGCGGCCGGCCGCTTCTGCGTCAAGGCCGGCACCGCCCAGGTCAGCGGGCACGTCTACAACGCTGCGCGCTTCACTCCGAAGGGCGTTACTTGGGTGGCGGGCGAGTGGGGCAAATGGAAGGTGCGGAAGCAGGCCGGGGAGGTGGCCCATGCTTAGCCGCGAAGCTCTCCGCGAGCAGGCCCAGCGCCTGCCGTCTGTGACGATTCCATCGGAAACGCTGCTCGAGCTGCTGGATGCCGCCGAACGCGCGCCGAAGGCGAAGGCGCCGCGCGCGCCGCGCCAGGCCAACGATGATGACGAGAAGTGCGCACGCTGGCTGTACGGCGCCATCCTCAACACCGCGCCCAAGTTCAAGGAGCCGAATTTCAAGGCCTGGGCCAATGAGGTGCGCCTGATGCGCGAGCGCGACGGGCGCACGCACCGCGAGATGTGCGAGTTGCTGCAGTGGGCACATACCGTTGCCTTCTGGCGTGGGAACATCCTCAGCCCGACGAAGCTGCGCGAACACTGGGACCGCCTGACGATCCAGCGCGACACCGCTGCCGCGCCGAAGCCCGCCGCCACCGGCGCCTGGTGGACGAACGAAGCTGCGAAGCTCGCCAAGGCGAACGAGGTGGGCGTCGGGCCAGCGCGCGCGGGTGAGTCGAGTGCGGCCTGGGAGGCGCGCATCCGCGAGGCGATCGACAACGGCGGCAAACCGCCGGCGCCACCGGTGCGGATCCGTCCGACGGAACCCGCCGCCAACGCGCCTGAGCAGCGCGGCATGAAGCCGGCCGGACTCAACCTCAAGGCTCTGGTGCGCAGTGCGCCGCCGGAGAGGGTTGCATGACGCGTTCGTCAACTGGTTGGTCAGGAAGTGGCAGGCGCGACGATGACATTTGCGCTATGTGCGAGCACCTGACCACCAAGGGGCATCCCGAGCACATGGCGCGAGGCGAGGGCCGGTGCACGGGGTACGACGGCAGCACTACGCCGCTTACCAACCCGTTCGTCACCTGGAACAACCGCGCATGCGTGCTGTTCGACCGCGAGCGGGATCCTGATGCGCGGTCGGCGCGTGAGCGCTGGATTGCCAAACAAGAAGCCAAGATCACACAGGAGGAACATGACTGCAAATAGGACCGCCGCAAACCGGCGCCTTGCCGAGCTGCTGGGCTGGACGGAGCTTTTTGAAGTGCCAGGTGCAATACTCGGCGCGCCGCCGGCCGGACAGCCCGCGGGGCGCGGTCAGGCGAAAGTGCCAGACTGGACGGGAGACTGGCGCGATTGCGGCCCGCTGCTCGCCCAGCACCGGATGTCGCTCGACGGGACGGCTCTTGATGCGGTAGCGCGCTGCCGCCCGTACGAAGCGCCAGTGGGCACTGCTGCTTACGCAGAGTTCGAAACCGAAGATGCAGCAGTGCGCGCGGCGATCGTCGCGGCAGTCGTTGCCAAGCTGGAGGCTCGTCAATGAAGCGGGGCCTTCAAGCACTCGGTCGGCTGAAGATCGGCGCCATGAACAAGACCGAGCAGGCGTACGCCGCGACGCTCGAACAGCGGCGCCACGCCGGTGAGGTGGCCTGGTTCAAGTTCGAAGGGATCAAGTTGCGTCTGGCGGACAACACCTTCTATTCACCAGACTTCGCTGTGATGCTCGCGGACGGCCAGCTCGAAATGCATGAGGTGAAGGGCTATTGGCTCGACGACGCGCGCGCGAAGATCAAGATCGCCGCCGACCTCTATCCGATGCGCTTCCTCGCGATTCAAGCGAAGCCGAAGAAGGAGGGTGGCGGCTGGGCCGTGGAGGAATTTTAACCGTTTAGTCTATTAGCCAGCTCTGTTAGCTCTGGCTATAAAGCCGTGAGCCCATCTAGGAAGAAGTATTTCGTGGAATCGTGCGACTATATCGGTAGGGTTATCCTGCCTGCGGGGAAGCAAGGTCAGCCGCCCCGAATTTCGATCCTGAATGCATAGTCCCTGAGTATGCATGGCGATATGAAGGTCTAGCTCTTCTGAGTTGCCCTCGGTGAACGTATCGCGCCACAAACTGTCGGGATGTGAAAGCTCAATTGCCAATTCGTCCAAAGCTCGATGCACCTTAAGAAACTGATCTGTAACACTTATCGGAGTGAACGCGGTAGTAATCCCTCCAGGTGCCAAATAGAATTTCCCGTCGACCTCAATAGGACTGTTTAGCGTTGCTTTTCTGCTGGCGGCTATTTCGGGCGCGGTTTGGTCGGCGCCGGATATTCCTGTGATGCCCTTGATGCGGTACGGCTCCATAATGTCCGGCCAGCTTCGAGCAACAGTCTTGATCAACTCAGGATCCGAGAAGAGATAGTCTTCGTCATGGTGGCGAACATCCACAATCCCTACAAAGTCATCGGCCACTATGCAAAATAGTAGCCAAGAGGATCGAGCGGAAAAATAGCCATTTTTGGGGAGGCGGGACGGTGATAGATGCAGGTGATGTATTCCCCAGTGAGCCCAGAGTTGGTCGGTCCGTTTCTGTTTGTTCTTCCCGCTGATGTCATTGTGACATATCAGTCCCTTCGATTGATAAGGGTTCAGATCCGCACCGTGCTTGATATGCGACACGATCTTTTTAAAGGCCGCTTGGTTTTCTTTATGTATGGATTTTGCGACACAATTTGAATAAAGAACCTTCCTTGGTTTTGGCCTAATATACCTCGAAGTGAAGTCGAGCCATCTGAGCAAAGGCTCGGAAAGGCCGGGATCTTCTCCTCGGAATTTGAGATCGAACTCAGCAACTAGTTCGGCCGCTATCGCTTGTATGTCGCTCTCAAAAACCTTTAGAAGAGGGGGCGCACTGGAGTCTTCTGAGATTTTAGTGTTCATATTCGATGTTTTAGATGCAAGAGAGCTTTGCATAATGCTCGCTCTAACACAGGTATTGATGAGGTTGGCGGCACCTGCGTAAAGGACGCTAAAGTACTTTCTTTAAGGAATTCAAGAGCATAACACAGACGGTTCTGTGTAATCAGTCGATCACAAAGTTCTTGACCCCGCTGTAATCACTCGATTACAATGTTTCCACTGGCCTTGCAAAGCCAAGTTGAATAGAAAGGAGGTCAATGGATATTAGGCAGCATCCCAGATTTCAGGAGTTCTTCGGTGAAGTTGAGGATGCAGTAACAAAAGCCAAGCTTCTGGCAAGTATCAAGAGGCTGGCAGCTGGGAACCCCGGGAAAGCAAAGTCAGTAGGCGAAGGGGTGTGGGAGTTGAAGATTGATTACGGACCGGGGTGGCGGATTTATTACACAAAGGTCGGTAGCGAAATCGTGATACTTCTAACCGGCGGAACGAAGAACAGGCAGCAACAAGACATCGAAGCTGCCAAGCAAATGGCCCGAGAGATTGGGCGGTAGTAGAAGCCGGGGAGTAATCCCCGGCTATTAAGCAAAGTAGTTAGTAAGTCAGTAGTGACTTAGGTAGGTAGTACTACATAGAGGATAGAGAGAGCGATTATGACAACAGTAAAAGACACTGAGGTGACTGCTGACATCACTAGTGGTTCGAAAATCGAACCATTGGTGAAGTTTGACGTGGCAGATCATCTGGATTCGCCCGAGGTCCTCGCTGCGTACCTAAGCGAGTTCTTTGAGGAGGGCGACCCGGCAATGATTGCGGAAGCCTTGGGCGATGCGTCGCGTGCGAAGGGAATGGCGGAAGTTGCAAGTCAAGCCGGCTTGGCGCGGGAATCCCTGTACAAGGCGCTTCGGCCAGGCAGTCAGCCAAGGTTGGAAACTATCTTGAGAGTGTTGAGGGCGTTAGGAATGCAGCTAGTAGTACAGCCAATTTCCAACGTTGGAAGCGATCAGGAAAGTGACGGCCCAAAAGTATAATTAGTGCTATATAAATAGTATCTTCCTTTCTATTCAACCAAATTTGCTACTTAGCCCCCACTTGTTGGGGGCTTTTTTTGTCATTAGATTGCCACAGGTTGTCATTTGGAAAAGTTCGGGCGCGGCAAGAAAATCGGGGTGCTGTGCTACGCTGCTGAGGTCTTAATGGAGAGAAATCATGACCCTCGCTGCGACCCTCGGAATGGCTCCTACCTCGACCCTGCGCCGCGCGCCCAAGGCAACCGTGCCAGCGCCTGCATTCAGTAAGCCCAACCCCTACGGCATCCTCATGGCGTGCTGGGTGGACTTCATGCACACGAACGACCGGGACTTGGGCTCGCGCGGCATGAGGCTTGAGGGCGATGCCGATCCGGACGTCGGAGTGCACGAGGCGCAGCGCATTGCCGACATCAAAACCGGCGAGGCCGTCAATGCGATGGTCGACAGCCTGTCCATCCAGCACCGGTGGGCGATCTACCGTAGTCAAGGCATCTCGACCGCTTGGCGCTTCCAGAATGCGAACTACGCAGAGGTGCTGGAGGCCGCACGCAACGATCTCGAACAGAAGTTGCAAAAGAACGTTGCAACTCGGCTGTACTTCTCGTAAACTAGCGGCATAGGGCGACTTCGCTCGCCTAAAGAAAAGCTCGAACCGCTAAACGTTCGGGCTTTTTTCGTTTACGGCCCACTTGGCAGATAGCCCTGGGGCTCGTCCGGCCTGCCTCATTCGAGGTGGGCAACCCGCCTAGCGAGGTGTCACATGAAGCACTAGCCCAGCCTGAGCCTGGACTTCACGTGTAAGCGCGACGAAACGCGTACGGGATCACAGTTGCCTGATGAGTGCCGGAGCGCCCGCCCGGCGAGACTCAAGAGACGGCGCTCATGACTACACAGAATTCGACCTGGCACCGGCCAGAACAGGCGAGCGCTAACCCAGGCGCGCACCGCCGCCGGACGCTGTAACCGGCAACCTAAGGTATCGCATTCTTCTAGCGTCACCGATAACCGGAATTCCGGACAGCACCCGGCCATTGAGGCTATTAGGCGGCTATAAAGAAAGTCTGAGCGAGATCCCGTCAGCCATTTGCGAATACTGGTATCAAGTGTCGAAAATACTTACAGTTCGAACAATGATAGAAATTTCTTATATGTAACGGATTGATTTCACTTAGGAAATTTAATTGGCACAATTCTTGCTGGTATGAGGAATCTTAACCGACCATAAGGATGTGTTATGCAATTCTCTGTCGTAAAAGCTTTGACTGCCGCTGCATTGGCTACAGTCCATTTCGCCGCTAGTGCAAGCTTAATTGATCCGCTGGAGTATTCAGGTGCTGGTGGTACCTGGCTGCAGTTGTCCGAAACTGCTGGTCTTAGTCTCAACGATTTTGCAACTGGTGCGGGTGGCTGGAATACAAAATACCGCTTTGCGCTAAACAGTGAGATCGATGCGCTAATTGGCAGCTTTGGCTTACAGCTTGGTGACACCGGATACCAGCAGGATGGCATGGGGGTTGGAGAATTTGTGTTCTCTGTTGGAGGGATGACCGAATTTGGGCCAAGCGGGACATATTTCGAAGATGGCAATCAAGGTGCTTTCGGTCGAGGTCTTGGCAGATATGTGCAGGCTGAATTAACAAACGGCGACAGTCCATGGCCGCTTGGACCAGATTGTGATGCGTACTTCAGCTGTTCACGGTTCTTCGCGATTGCCGAGCAGGACGTGAACATTCGCGACTCCCGTACCGGGTTGTTTTTGATTCGTAAAGAGATCACAGCGCCACCGGTAGATGTACCTGAGCCATCGAGCTTGGCGCTTTTGGGCGCTGGCGTACTTTTGGCGTATCATCGTAGGAAGAAGCAGAAATAATCTGCCCAGATCACTGAAACCCGCTTCGGCGGGTCTCTTCGCTTACAGTTCACTTTTCACATAAGCCTAGAGCAAACGAAGCCCGCGCCGCAAGGTAGCGGGCTTTTTCATTTCCGCTACCACTGGAAGGACGCATATGCGCTACCAAGCACGCTGGAGCAATGGAGCCTGGAAGACGTTCGACCGTGAGCGCTTCGCCGACGTCGACATCCGCGCCAGCCAGAAAATGGCCGAAGAAAAGGTGGCCATCGCCAACGCGGCGCGCCGCAAGTAATCGGCAGGCCCTGCGATCAAACTCATCGGGCGGCAGGCATATCTTTGGGCGGCCATGCGACAATGGCATCTACACAATCCGCTTCAGACGATGAGAGGAGTAGACGTGCAGAAGACCGAATGCTTGTTCATAGGTGGTCCCTGGGATGGCCGATATCTTTCAGTCGACGCGGAGCAGCCTACCCTTCATGCTCCAGTAAAAGAGTCGGCCGCCGGGCCGTCTTTTGACGAACCCGCTGCTCGTCCACGCATCGAGGTTGTATATCGGCGCGCTGAGTTGCGCAGCCTCGATCGCGCTTACGTTGTCTATGTGGCTGCTGATGAGCCAGGCACCGATGTGATCGGCAGCCTCATTGCTGGCTACCGTGCTCGCCCTGATCGGGAATAAGCCTTAACGAACGCCTCACTGGCGCAACCAGTGGCCACACCGCTGCCAGCTACTGCGAGCGCAAATCGCTCTAGGTTATCAAGGCCAGCTTAGCCGGGCAGCGGTGTGGTTAAGCGCTCAGCGTAGGGTTGGGGATTCCCGGCCGCCACAACGAGTCTCCTCCAGCTCTCTCGCTGGACTTCGCCGCCGTAGCGTTTGCGCTGCTGGCGGTTTTTTATTCCTGAGGTTCGTATGGCTGAAGGCATCGGCGGCGCATGAGCGCCCAATACTGCACCTACTGCCGCAAGAGTCACCCGACGGCGTTGTGTCCGCGCAGCTATGGCGGCAGCGCGGCGCGCGCCAACCTTTGGTGCTCCTACTGCGGCAGCAACAAGCACACGGCCGACTACTGCCTCAAGACCTACAACGGCGCGGGCAATCGACGCCGTAATCCGAACGGTGCATTCTTAGATTAAGAGGTTCGCAATGGAGCGACCAATACCAAGCCTGCGGGTCCAGATCGGCAGCGAGATCGTGCTGCGCCGTGCCGTGCCGCATGTGCTTGAGCGTGACCTGACCGGCCGCGCGACCGTCGTCCGCCTGCGTCCACAGCTGCGGCCTGGCGAAGTCCTGTGCGAGCGGATGGGCGAGATCCCGCTGATCGTCACCGATGCGAGCTCACTCTTTCCTGCATCGTCTGCTCAGGGCATGGGCTATGACGCCTGGATGAAGCGGCGCGTCGACCTGGCTCACGCCGAGTTCATGGAGCGCACCTCGCGCCGCCTTTGGTGCGACTGGCGCGCTGTGGCCACGACTGACGACATCGCGGGCATCTACGGTATCCCGGCCAGCGAGGGGGCGCCGTGAGGCCGCTCGCTGAACAGTTCCGCGACCGGATCATCCGCACAGTGGTCCCTGATCGCCCGGCCTCGATGGTCATTCCGCACCAGGCTCCCGCGCTGGACGACGCTTGCAACCTGCTCGCTGACTGCACGGAAGCCAAGCAGCTGCTGCGCGCTAAGGGTTACGGTCAGGTGGGTATGAGCGTGCTGGAGATCGTCCAGCTATTGCCCGTTGCACCGCAGCGCCCAACGCGCAAGAGGAAGGGGAAGCGCTGATGGTGAAGTTGCGCACCCTTCAGCCGCGGCTCCAGCCTGCCCGAGTCAATCGCCTTACCGCCGCGCCGGCCGCGACGGCCGAGCGCAAGCGGGGCAGCGCCGGTGTGGCCGACCGCAACCGCATCCGTAAGCGCGACTGCGGGCTGTGCCAAGCGTGCAAAGCTAAAGGACTGGTTGCACTCGGCGTCGCGGTCGACCATAAGGTGCCGCTCTGGGCCGGCGGCAGCGACGACGACTCAAACAAATGGCTACTCTGCCAGCCCTGTCACGACGCCAAGACGGCCGAGGAGGCGCGGCAGCGCGCAGCCGGCGGCCTGACTTCAGGCTGAGGGGGAGGGGGTAGTCGAAGTCTAGGGCGCCTGACCCTCGGACACCACCTTGTCTCTCACGCGCAGAAAAAAGTCCCCTTGGAGGAAATTGTTAATGGCTTTAACAGGCAAAAAGCGAGCCTTCGCCGATGCCGTTTTGGCCGGGTTCTCGAATAAGGAAGCGGCAATTCGTGCCGGGTACAGCGAGGCGACAGCGTCGGCTGCAGGCTCTCGGCTTGTTAAAGACAAGGATGTTAAAGCCCGCCTGGATCAGGCGCGCCAGGAGCAGGTCGGGAGCGGTCGGGCATCAGCACCGCCAGCCGGCGGGCCGCCAGTCGACCCGATCGAAATCCCGCCGACTGCCGACCCTGTGGAATTTCTCACCAAGGTGATGAACGAGCCGGGGGCTGACCTCCGGCTTCGCATCGATGCCGCGAAGGCCATGCTGCCGTTTAAGCACAAGAAGCTGGGCGAGGGCGGCAAGAAAGAGCAGGTGGACGAGAAGGCGAAGGGCGTCGCAAGCCGCTTCGGTCAAGCTGCAGCCCCGCGCTTGGCCGCCGCCGGCGGTAAGAAAGTCTGATGATGGGCGCAACTCCAGCATGGACGACGGCCTGCCTCGATTGGGTGCAGCGTCTGGTTAATGGTAAATCCATCATCCCGGCGCCGATCTTCCCCGACCAGGCCGAACAGGCGCTCGCGATCTTCAAGCAGCTGCAGGTTACCGACCTGCCAAAGACGGTTTGGGATGAGGTCTTAAGCGAGTATCGAAGCCCCAATTTCGGCGAATGCAGTGAACAGTGGGTGTTCGACTTCGTTGCTGCCATCTTCGGCGGCTACGACGCTGAGACCGGCAATCAGCTGATCCGCGAGTATTACCTGCTGATCAGCAAAAAGAACACGAAGTCGACGATTGCGGCCGGCATCATGCTGACAGCGGTCATCCTGTGCTGGCGTGAGGGTGAAGAGCACTTGATTCTGGCCCCGACCAAGGAAGTCGCGGACAATAGTTTCAAGCCGGCGGCCGCCATGGTGCGCGCAGATCCCGAGCTGCTAGACCTGTTCCACGTCCAGGACCATGTCCGAACGATCACCCACCGCGTGTCGAAAGCCTCGCTGAAGGTCGTTGCGGCCGACACTGACACCGTCTCGGGTAAGAAATCCGGCCGCGTGCTGATCGATGAGCACTGGCTGTTCGGCAAACGCTCGAACGCCGAAGCGATGTTCATGGAAGCGCTTGGCGGCCAGGTTTCGCGAAACGAAGGCTGGGTCATCTACCTGACGACGCAGAGCGACGAGCCGCCGGCTGGAGTGTTCAAGGACAAGCTGAACTATTTCCGCGATGTCCGCGACGGCAAGATTGACGATCCGCGCTCGCTGGGCGTGCTCTACGAGTACCCACCAGAAATGGTGAAGAAGAAGGCATACCTCGATCCGGCGACCTTCTACATCACGAACCCGAACATGGGCCGCTCGGTCAGCGCTGCGTGGCTGGAAGATCAGCTCAAGAAATTCCAGGCTAGAACAGACGGCGCCTTCCAGCAGTTCCTGGCGAAGCACCTGAACATCGAAATCGGCCTGAACCTGCGGTCCGACCGATGGGCCGGCGCCGACTTCTGGGAAGAGGCTGGGGCGGACGAGGTCACGCTCGACTATCTGTTGGAACACAGCGAGGTTGTGGTCGCCGGCATCGACGGTGGCGGCCTGGATGACTTGCTGGGGCTGACGCTGGTCGGTCGCGAGCGCGGTATCGGCCGCTGGTTGACCTGGTCGCACGCCTGGTGCCACAAAATCGCGCTCGAGCGCCGCAAGGAAATCGCGCCGATGCTGCTGGACTTCCAGCAGCAGGGCGATCTGACGATTGTCGACCGCCCAGGCGAAGACGTCGCTGGCGTGGCCGATTACATCTGCCGTGTGCGCGATGCTGGCCTGCTGCCAGAGAAGAACGCTCTCGGCGTAGACGCCGCTGGCATCAACGACATCGTTGACGAGCTGGTGTCGCCGGGCCGCGATATCGCAATCGAGCAGATCGTGGCGATTCAGCAGGGCTGGAAGCTCAACGGCGCAATCAAGACCACCGAACGGAAGGTCGCCGGTGGCGAGCTGGTGCACGGCGCGCGGCCGATGATGGCCTGGTGCGTCAGCAACGCTCGCATCGAGGACCGCGGCAACGCGATCTCGGTGACGAAGCAGGCATCCGGCAAGGCCAAGATCGACCCACTGATGGCGCTGTACAACGCGGTGTCCCTGATGGCACTGAATCCCGTCGCCATGGCGGTGGGATCAATTTACGACGAAGGCATAACGATATGACCCCACTGGACTGGATCACGCTGCTGGCCGGCGTGCTGGGCCTGGGCCTGCTCACCGCCGGCGCCGCGCTGATCTACGAGCCGGCCGGTTTCATCGTGCCTGGCGTGGCTCTGCTCGCCTGGTCATACATGGTCGCGCGCCGCGGCAGCAAAGGCTAAGAATGTTCGCACGACAGTTTTTCTCGGGCCAGCCCGTCAGTGCTGGCGGCGGGTGGCTGTCCGGACTCGGTGGCGCGCGCTCCGACGCGGGGCCGGTGGTCACGCCAGAAAGCGCGCTCGCACTTACGGCTCTGCAGGCCTGCAACACGATCCTGGCCGAAAGCGTCGCGCAGTTGCCGGTCGAGCTTTTCCGCCGGACCGGGAATGGCGGCCGGGAGCCAGCTCGCGAGCACAAGGTCTACCGGCTCATCGCCTGGGAGCCGAACGAGTGGCAGACGCCTTTTGAATACCGCGAGCAAAAGCAGCTGAAGGTCGGCCTGCGCGGCAACTCGTACAGTAAGATCATCCGCGAATCGGACGGTACCCCGCAGGCGCTGCACCCGATCGATGGCATCGTCACGGTGTACAAGGGCAGCGACCTACGCCCGTACTACAGCATCGACGGCGGAGAGCTGCTGCCGCAGCGGATGATCCACCATGTCCGCTGGACTGGCCTGAACAACTACGTCGGCATGTCGCCAGTCATGCTCCACGCGAACGCGATCGGGCACGCGCAGGCGATCCAGGAATACGCCGGCAAATCGTTCCTGAACGGCACGGCGCTCTCCGGCGTCATCGAGCGGCCACGCGAGAGCGGAGCGATCAAGGATCAGGGCGTCATCGATCGCCTGGTCGAGCAGTGGGCGCAGCGATACGGCGGCAGTAGCAACGCCAAGAAGGTGGCGATGCTGCAGGAAGGGATGACCTTCAAGGCCCTGTCGATGACGAACGTCGACGCAGAGCTGATCCCGGCGCTGAAGCTATGCTCGCTCGACATCGCGCGGATTTACAAGATGCCGCCGCACATGATTGGCGAGCTGGACAAGGCCACGTTCTCGAACATCGAGCACCAGGGCATTCAGTTCGTCATCTATACCCTGCTGCCGTGGATTAAGCGGCACGAGCAGGCCATGATGCGCGACCTGCTGCTGCCGAGCGAGCGGGCTGAGTATTACATCGAGTTCAACGTCTCCGGGTTGCTGCGCGGCGATCAGAAGTCGCGCTACGAAGCCTATGCGGTGGCGCGCAATTGGGGCTGGCTGTCGGTCAACGACATCCGGCGCCTGGAGAATCTGCCGCCGGTAGCTGGTGGCGATGTCTACCTGCAGCCCCTGAACATGGTCGACGCAGCGAACTCGCAGGCCGGCGCGCAGGCGCAGGTCCCGCCACCTGATACGAAGGCCAAGCCTGAGCAGGTGAAAGAAATCGAAGGAATCCTCTCATGAAGAACCGCTTCCGCATCGCCAGCATGATCTTCAACCAGCCGTTGATGGTCACCGAGTCGATGCTCGACCAGGCCGCGGCCTGGGCAAACCAGCAGATGAGCCTGAACATCGTCAACCTGAGCGTCAACGGCGGCCAGCCGCAGATGATGGAAGACGACGGCCCGTACGAAAGCTCTGCGGCGCGAGCCGATGAGGCGCGGCGCCAGGCTACTGCCGAGACTGGAGTGGCGGTCATTCCGATCCACGGCGTGCTGGTCAGCCGCACCACTCAGCTGAACGTATGCGAGACCATGACCAGCTACGAGCAGATCCGTGCGCAAGTAGGCGCGGCGCTGGCCGATCCGGCGGTGGAGCACATCGCTTTCGACATCGACAGTCCTGGTGGTAGCACCACCGGCGCTTTCGAGCTGGCCGACTTCCTGTTCGAAGCCCGCGCTGTCAAGCCTATGAGCGCGATCGTGAACTTCAACGCCTTCTCTGCCGCCTACCTGATGGCGGCGGCCATCGGCAATGTGTCAATGTCCCGCACCTCGGGCGTGGGCTCCATCGGCGTGATCGCAAAGCACCTGGACCAATCGGCCCGCAACGAGCAGATGGGCGTGAAGGTGACGACGGTGTACGCCGGCGCGCACAAGAACGACTTGACCCCGCACGAGCCGCTGAGCGAGCAATCGCTTCAGTTCCTGACCGACATGGTGCAGGGCTATTACACGCAGTTCACCGAAGCCGTCGCGAACTACCGCGGCATGACCGTCGAGGCTGTTCGCGGCACCGAGGCCGGTGTGCTGTTCGGGCAGAAGGGCGTCGACATCGGCCTGGCTGACCGCATCGAAACGCCGCAGGCCGCAGCGGACCGCATCGCCGGTGAGGCGCGCCAGGCGCGCGCCGCCCGCACCGGCAAGCAAACGTCCATCGGCGCTCGCGCGAAAGCGATGGCGATCCAGAACCAGATTTGACCGCGTTCGCGGGACAAGCAACCGACCGCCCTTGAGGCGGTTTTTTCATTTCTAGGAAGGGCAATATGCCAACCATTAACGAACTCCGCAGCGAACGCGCCAAGGTCAACGCCAGCGTCCAGGCGCTGGCACTGATCGAAGCCGGCGGTACCGCGCTGAGCGCCGAGCAGGTGCAAGAATTCACCGATCTGCAGGCCCGCTTCGGCGAGCTGACCGCGCAGATCACCCGTATGGAGGCGGCCGAAACCATCGCCGCAGCAGCGGCGGTGCCGGTCGACCGCGCGCTGAACGCCGCGCATCAGCCAGCCGCGCCGCCGGCAGCCGGTGCTTCGGCCAGCATGCCTGCGCGTCCGCGCACCCCGGAACTGCCGGGCTCCGGCATGTCCCGCATGGTCCGCGCGCTCGTCGTCGCCGGCGGTAACCAGCAAGTCGCAGCCAAATTCGCCATGGACAACCAGTTCGGCGAGGACGTGGCAATGGCACTGAACACCCTGACCCCGGGCGCGGGTGGCGTCCTGGTGCCGGCGAATATGGCCCGCGAAGTGATCGAGCTGTGGCGCCCGCAATCAGTCGTGCGCCGCCTGGGCGCGCGCTCCCTGCCGCTCACCAACGGCAACATCACCTTGCCGCGCCTGAAGGGCGGCGCCGTGGTCGGCTACGTCGGCAGCGATACCGATATCCCGACGACTGGCCAGAACTTCGACAACCTGAAGCTGTCGGCCAAAAAGCTGACCGGCCTGGTCCCGATCTCGAACGATCTGCTGGCCTACTCCGGCACCAGCCCGAACGTCGACAAGCTCGTGGTGGATGATCTGACCGGCGCGATGAGCTCGCGCGAAGACAAGGCATTCATTCGCGACGACGGTACCCTCGACACCCCGAAAGGACTGCTGGCCTGGGCGCTGGCCGGCTTCAAGATCGTCGCGTCGAACGGCGACACGCTGCAGAAGGTCGAGAACGACCTGAACAAGCTGATCCTGTGCCTGGAAGCTGTCAACGCCAACATGGGCGCACCGGGCTGGATCATGTCGCCGCGCACCTTCCGCTACCTGGAAGGCCTGCGCGATGGCAACGGCAACAAGGTCTATCCGGAAATGAAGGACGGCAACCTGAAGGGCTACCCGATCGGCAAGACCACCCAAGTGCCGAACAACCTGGGCGCCGGCTCGAACGCGTCGGAGATCTACTTCGTCGACTTCAACGACTGCTTCATCGGCGAAGACGAAACGCTGCTGATCGACTACTCGAAGGAGGCCACCTATAAGGACGACGGCGGCAACGTCGTCAGCGCCTTCCAGCGTGACCAGACCCTGGTCCGCGTGATCGCGAAGCACGACTTCGGCCCGCGCCACCAGGAATCGATCGCGATCCTGACCGGCGTGACCTGGGGCGCGTAACAGCGCCTGACCGCCGGCCTCCACTATGAGGCCGGCGCCACTTCCTACCATCTGGAGTATCAATGAAATCGGTCGAATTCCTCAAGCCGTGGAACATCTACGCCCCAGGCGACGTCGCCGGCTTCGAGGCTGAGCAAGCCCAGAAGCTGATCGACGGCAAAGTCGCCAAGTCCTACGAGCCCGACGCCAAGGCGAAAGCCGCCAAGTAAGCGATGAAGCCCGCCACCGTCGCCTGGCTCGCCAACCTGCGCGCCCAGGCGGCGGAGCCGGAAATCATCTACGTTGCCGTGCGCGGGCCGCGCGGCAGCATCCCCGTCTTCCCTGAAGACGTAACGAATAAATCAGACGAGCAGCTGCTGGCATTCATTTGCGAGCGGCTCAACGAAAGATAACGAGGACCACATGCCCGCATTTACCAAGTTCCAGAAGTTCATCGAGGCTGTGGCCCATGGCAAGCACAACCTGAGCACAGCGCAGATCAAGGTCGCGCTGACGAACACGCCGCCGGTAGTCGGCACGGCCGGCGTGCTGGCCGACATCGCCGAGGTCTCGTACGCGAACTGCTCGAGCCGCAACGTGACCACGTCGGCATCGGCGCAGACGGGCGGCGTCTACAAGCTTACTTGTGCCGATCTTACGCTAACGGCAGCTGGCGGCTCGGTGGGGCCTTTCCGCTATGTCGTGGCGTACAACGACAGCGCCGCCGGTAAGGACCTGATCAGCTGCTGGGACCGTGGCGACAGCATCACGCTGCTCGACGGCGAGAGCATCCTGATCGACTTCGATCAGGCGGCCGGCGTTTTCACGATCGGCTGACCATGACCCCGGACCAACAAGCCGCGCTGCGTGCCGCCGCGCGAGCCAACCCATTTTGCGCCGCGCCGCTGGCCGCCAAGGATTGCGGCACCCTGGCGCTATTCCTCTCTGCCGGCCGCACGCGCGCGAGCGCGACCGAGATTGGCTACGGCACGATCCTCGAGGTGATCGGTATCGCGGCAGGCAACCAGCTGATCGACTTCATCAAGGGCAATCCGGATCTGCGCCACGTCGTACCGCTGCTCGAGCAAGGTCGCCTGCGGATCGGCTCGCCCGTCGCGCAAGCCGCCGTGCAGTCCTTCGTCGACGCCGGCGTAGTGAGCCAGGCGGATGCCGACACGCTCTGCGCCCTGGGCCGCGAGCCTGCCCCGCTGACGCTGCTGGAAGTAGCCGATGCCCTGTACAACCCTGACGGAAGCGAGAAATGACAGCACCAACGCGACAGACCGTTGAAATCCTGGCGGCCACGCTGATGACCGCCGGCACCACAGAGGCGGCCCCGTTTGTCGTTGGCCCATGGGTGTCGGTTGCCGCCTTGAACGGTGGACAACTCGCCGCATTCCTCACCAACACTTCTGCCCCGGGCGTGGCCGGCCAGTTCATCTGGCAGGGCTCGGACAAGAACGACGGCACCAACATCGTCGAGATCTGGCGCGGCGCCGGCAACACGAACGCCAACAGCACGTCGACGCCGATTCCAATCGACCTGCCAAAGGAAATCTCGTACGTGCGCCTGGTCGGCTACGGCAATACGCTGCAGCCGGTGACCCTGCGCGGCGTGCTATTCGCGAAGGGTTGATATGGCCGGCATGCGCTACCAGCCGCAGGGCAAACTGCAGCTGAACCGCCAGCACCCGCTGGCGTCGGCGGTGCGCCTGCTGTCTCTTCCTGGGGTGCAGCGCGGCTTCGACGCCGTAGCGCAGCAGGCGGCAACCACTATCGGAGTGAAGATGCTCAGCACGCCGGACGGCGTGGTCGGCGGCTTTGGCGCGGCGGTCGGCACCGGCAGCACGGACCGGGTAACGACCGGGCTGGCCGGCGACTTCCCGCTGAGCGGTCGCTCGTACATCTTCCGATTCCGGCGCAACGGTTCCGGCGGGGGAGGCCTTGGCAGGCTGTTCGATAAAACATCGGGTGGCTCGGGGCAGTTCGCGATGTGGTACGCATCGCGAGCATCGATTTGCTACGGCTTTTATACCGGCAGTACCGAACGCAACATCGACATCCCCGGAACGGCAACGACAGCAGCACCTGGACAGGATTGCATCCTGATCGTGACGCACGCCTACGACGGCGCGACCAGCACGATCAACGGCTACACCGGCGGCCAGCGTGTCTTGACCGACAGCGTTGTCGCCGGCGCGCTGCGCGACGCCCCGAACACGCCGTTCACGATCGGCAACCGCGCCAGCGATAGCGCCAGGGGATGGGACGGTTCGATCGAACTCGCGGGAGTGATCGACCTGGTGTTGTCTCCGGACCAAGCTACCGCGCTGTCCGGTGGCATCTACCAGGTGCTGGCGAACCCCTATGCAGACGACGAAGACGAAGCCCAGCCGAGAAGCTACACCCTGACAGCTGCGGCTGGCGCTTTCGCTGTTGCCGGCAGCCCGGCCGGCCTCCGGGTCGCTCGCCGAATTGTGGCTGCGCCAGCGGCATTCTCGCTGGCCGGCGCCGCCGCGGCGTTGCGCGCCGTTCGCCGCCTGCCAGTCGAGCCGGGGGCATTCGCTCTCGCTGGCTCAGTTGCCGGGCTGCGGGCTGCCCGCAAGTTCGCGGCTGGTTCTGGCGTGTTCAGCCTGACGGGCAGCGTGGCCACCCTGGTCGCGGCTCGTCGGTTGTCTGCGGCAGCTGGCTCATTCGCTGTCGTCGGCCAGGCTGCCACGCTGGTGCACACCGCGGCGCCGGCGCCGGGCGGCCCGACCTACGTTCTCACAGCGGCACCCGGCAGCTTCGCGCTGGCCGGCGCGCCAGCGATGCTCATCGCGGCGCGCCGGATAGCTGGCGGCCCGGGCACTTTTGTAGTCGGATCGGCGCCTGCTGGGATGACGATTCTGCGGCGCCTGGCCGCTGCGCCAGGGGCATTCGAAGTCGCCGGCTCCGCTGTCCTGTTGCGCGTCGGGCGCCGGCTTCTGGCTGCTCCCGGCGTCTTCATGGTCGCTGGCAGCGACGTCGTGTTCAGGCAGAGCACCCAGATTGAATACGCCCGCGCGCCGGCAGGATCCGGCTACGCGCCACGGTGCCAGGAATATCAATCGCGGCCTGCCCAGGTGTCTACCGGCGGCCGCCCAGCAGCAACACAGAAAGCATACCGATGACCCCAAAAGTGATCGTCCCGCCGGCCGAACTGGCGGTTTCGCTCGAATCCGCCATCACGGCGGCGCGCGCCGCCGGCGCCGGCTTGGACGCAGAGGTCGAGCAGGCCGTCAAGACCGCCACCGCGGAGGCCGAGTTCGAAACGCAGCGCGCCATCATCGAGCAGACCCTGCGCTTGACGCTCGACCGGTTACCAGAGGCGATCAAGTTGCCGCGTCCGCGGCTGGTGTCTGTCGTGCACGTGAAATTCATCGATCCGACTGGCCAGCAGCAGACCCTTGACCCGACGGACTACGAGGTCGACTCGGTGAGCGAGCCCGGCTACATTGTCCCGGCGCCCGGCAAGGCCTGGCCAGCGACTGCCAGTCGGATCAACGCCGTCGAAGTGCAGTACGTCGCCGGCTACGGCCCCGATCACACCAGCGTGCCGGATTCGGTAAAGGGCTTCATCTTGCGCCGCGTGGCCGAGCATTTCGGCCAGCTGTCTGCATCGATGGCTGCCAACGCGGTGCGCTTGCTGGACGGGGAGGTGGTGTACTGATGTTCAATGACCGCCTAACTTTCCTTAAGCCGCAGCAGGGTCAGGACGCCGCTGGCCAGCGAAATCCAAAGCGGGAGTGGCTGCCGATCGAGCCGGGCGCATGGGGCGACGTTCGTCATTTGCGAGGGCTGGAGACATTGCGCGCCGACACCGAGATCTCGGTGCTGCGCGCGTCGATCCGCACGTGGTACCGGGCTGACGTCGATGAAACGATGCGCGTAGCGCATAACGGCCGGGTCTACGATATCAAGTCGCCGCCTCTGCGCAACACAGATCGCCGCTTCATGGATCTAGTCTGCGAGGCGGTGAAATAATGCGGTTCGATACGTCATCCCTCGTAGAGGTCGCGCAGCAAACCGCTGATCAAGTAGTCGAATCGATCGATGAGTCCGTCCTGCGTGCCGTTGGTTACGCCGGCGCCGACCTGTTCCGAGACCAGGCGAAACAGAATGCGTTAGCCAACAAGAAGACCGGCATGTTGTTCGACAGCATCATCGTGAAGCGGATCGAAGAAGAGTCGGACGGCGGCAAGATTCAGGTCTATCTGGTTACGGTGCGAAAGGGCAGCGCGGTCGGGGATGGCGCCTATTACTGGCGCTGGGTCGAGAAAGGTCATAAATTCGTTCCGAGAAACAAGAACATCAGCCCGAGGACGGGTCGTAAGGTTGGCTGGGCGGCGCACCGCCGCGCGGCCGAACTCGAATATGGAAACGCCCGAGTCCGGGCCTATCCATTCATGCGGCCGGCGTACGAGAGCAGGAAGAACGATGCGGTCGACCTGATGACGCGCACGCTGTCCGAACAATTGGCAAGGAATGCAACATGACGCCGCATGAGCGACTTTTTTCGGTGCTGGGCGGGCTGTCCGGCGGCCGGGTGTTTCCGGGAATTGCCGAGCCCGACACGCCGACCCCGTACATCACCTTCCAGGTGATCGGCGGCCCGCCTATCCACTTCGTCACCGGTGAGGCGCCGGCCAAGCGGCTGGCGCGGGTTCAGATCAACGTTTGGTCCGCCACATCGATCGAGGCGTTCGAAGTGATCGCGCAGGTTGAAGATTCCCTGCGCGCGGAGACAGCGCTGCAGCTCGAAGTGCTGACCAACGCCGGCGATACATACGACGAGCTGACCACGTACCGCGGAGCGATGCAGGAGTTCCAGCTTCTCCTCTGATTCACTCTTACCCCTTCCAAGCCGCCTCGAGCAATCCGGGCGGCTTTTTCTTTGCCCGGATCCCGGGCTCTTTACTTGAAAGGCCCATATGCAACTGCCAAACAATATCGCGTTCGCCGTGGCGAGCGTGTTCGCCACTGCCGTGTCGCTCTCCGCCGTGACGAACGCCGCTGAAGCTGTGGCAACCGCAACCAACACTTTCGCCGTCGGCGACTATGTCGAGTACACCGGTGGCTGGAGCAAGGCGAACGGCCGCGTCTTCCGCGTCAAGACCGCTACCGCCTCCAACTTCACCTTTGAAGGCCTCGACACCACCGACGTTTCCCTGTTTCCGGCTGGCGCCGGGGTGGGCAGTGTGCGCAAGGTCACCACCTGGGTGCCGATCACCGGCGTGACCGCGGCGGAAGTTTCCGGCGGCGACGGGAAATTCGTCGAGGTTCCGCTGCTCGATACCGAAATGCCGGTCAGCCTGCCGGACGGCTTCAGCGCAACGACTGTTGCACTGACGATCGCTGACGAGAAGGGCGCGCCGCACCACGCTGCGCTGAAGGCGGTGTCCGATGGCCTGAAGCTGACCTGCCTGCGCGGCATCCTGCCGGGTGGTGCGGTGTTGCTGTACGCGGGCTACTGCTCGTTCAACGAGTCGCCGAGCCTGGCCAAGGGCAGCGTGATGGCTGTGAAGGCCACGTTCTCGCTGCAGAACAAGGTCGTCCGCTACTAATCCAGTTTGCCAGCCGGTGCTGAATGGTCGGCGCTGGCCTTTACGCCGCGAGGTCATTCCTCGCGGTCTTTTTCTTCCGTTTCACCTCACCTGAAAGACAAAAATCATGGCAAAAGCTATCAAAATCGTCCTGGGCAAGCGCCCGCAGCACTTCACCAAGGAAGTGCAGTGCACCATGCTGGATGGTGCCCTGGGCTGCATGGAAGTCAACTACGTGTACCGCAGCCGTACCGAACTGGCGGAGCTCACCGACGAGCTGCAGGCCAAACTGAAGAACGAAGCGAACGCCGAGATCGAGCGCTTCAACGCCGCCGTTACCAAGGCCAAGGAAACCGGCGAAGCGATCCCGGAATTCTCGCTGACGCAGACCGAGATCGTGAAGCGTCAGTCGGCGATCAACGTCGACTACATCATGAAAATCGTCAAGGGCTGGAACCTGGATGCCGACTTCGACAAGGACGGCGTGGCCGAGCTGGTCGACACGCTGCCGGCCATGGCCGAGGCGATCAAATCCGACTATCGCGCCGCGATCAACGAAGGCCGCCTGGGAAACTCCGTCTAATCGCCGAGGCGATGTACACGCCGGGTCCGACGAAAAAGGACCTGGCTGAGATGGAACTCGCCGGCCTCAGACCCGACGACTTCAGCGACGACGTGGTCGAGATCTGGCCTGAGCACTGGGATGCCTATGTGCTATTCGCCTACATGCGCACGCAGTGGCGCGCCGGCGCCATGGGCGTCATCGGTCTCGATTACGGGGTTTTGCATCGGAAGATGGACAGGATGGACCTGGGCGCACTGCAGTACGACGAGCTCGAGGCAGATATCCAGGTCATGGAGTTCGCTGCTCTCAACCTCATGAATAGCCGGGATGAGTAGTGCGCCGGTGAGCAGTGCTGGCACCGGTGCGATTGTTCGCCGGTTCAGGGCGTAGCCTGCAGCGAACGAGATACTCCAGTCGCCTGGCGGGATATAGCCAGCGCTGAACCAGCAATACACCACTAAGCCGCCTACGGGCGGCTTTTCTATTTGGGCATGCCATGACCGATATCGTCAACAACGCAACAATTCGAGTGGTGGCAGACGCTTCGGGCGTGGAAGCAGGCTTGCGCCCGGCCATCAACGCGGCAAACCGCGCCGGCCAGGCAATTACGCAAACCGGGGAGCGCTCCGCTGCGGCGGCGCGCTCGGTAGAACATTCGCAGCGCAACATCATAGCCTCGATCCAGCGCACGACAGTGGCTATGGAGGCCGGCGGCCGCAGCACTGCAAGCTATTACGAGTTGTTGGCCCGCAACCGCGGGGTTGACCCGACATCGCTCACCCCGTATCTGAACCAGTTGCGCGCCGTCGAGGCGGCCCAAACGGAAGCTACTAAAGCAACGCAGGCCCAGGCAGCGGCCGCGCGTGAACTTTCCCAGGCTCAGGGGGCGAAAGAATCGTTCTTGGCGGGTCTGCGCGAGCAGATTGCTTTGTTCGGTAAGTCGGCTGAGGAGGTTCAGCGCTACCGCGCGGCACAAGCCGGCGCCGCGCAGGAATCTTCAATGCTGATCCTGCAGCTGCAGAACATGAAGGCAGCGCACGAGCAATCCGAGGCTGCTGCGCGTGCGCAGGCCGCGGCCCAACGCGAAGCGGCCCAGGCCGAGGCGAGCAAAGCCACGTTCCTCGACGGCTTGCGCGAACAGATCGTCCTGTTCGGTAAGTCGACGGAAGGCATCCTGGAATACCGTGCGGCCCAGGCTGGCGCAGCAAACGAGGCTGCGCCACTGATCGCCCAACTGCGCTCGCTCCGCGAGGCCCACGAACAGGCCGCCGCTGCCGCGCGCCAGACCGCACAGGCGCAGCGTGACAGCGCCCAGGCGCAGAGTGCGCGCGACAACTTCCTGGCTGGTCTGCGTGAGCAAATCGCTCTGTTCGGTAAATCGACTGAGGAAGTGCTGCGCTACCGCGCCGCGCAGGCAGGGGCCGCCAATGCTGCCGATCCACTGATCGCTCAGCTTCGCACCCTGCAGCAAACCCAGGACCAGGTTGCCGCCAGCGCGCGCGCCGCCGCACAGGCGCAGCAGGACGCCGCACAGGCGCAGTCGCGTCGCGACACGTTCTTGGAGGGGCTGCGTGAGCAGATCGCCCTGTATGGTCGCTCGACCGAGGAAGTGCAGCGGCACCATGCCGCCCAACTTGGCCTGACGGCCGTGGCCGAGCCGCTGATCGCACAGTTGCACGCGATGCGGACGGCGCAAGAGCAGGTTGCGGCTGCAGCGCGCGCCGCCGACCAGGCGCAGCGCGAGGCATTGCGGGTCCAGGCGGGGAAGGACAGTTTCATCGCTGGCCTGCGTGAGCAGATCGCCGTCTTCGGCCTGTCTACCGAGGAAGTGTTGCGCTATCGCGCTGCCCAACTCGGGCTGACCTCATCCACCGAGCCGCTGATCGCTCAACTGCGAGACCTGCGCCTGGCGCAAGAGCAGCAGACCTATGCGACCCGGATGGAGGCACAAGCGCAGCGTGAGCTGGCCCAGGCCCAGGCATCGCGGACCTCATTCCTCAAGGGCTTGGAGCAGCAGGTCGCCGCTATCGGCAAGACGCGGACGGAACTGCTGGAGATGCAGGCCGCGCAGTTGGGCGTAACCACCCAGGCGAAGCCGATGCTCGACCAGTTGCGCGCCCAGGACCAGGCATTCCGGAATGGAGGGATGTCCGCGGCGGCGATGAACGCGGCGCTGCGCGGTGTGCCAGCGCAGATGACCGACATTATTGTCAGTCTGCAGGGCGGCCAGGCGCCGCTGACGGTCCTTCTGCAGCAGGGCGGTCAGTTGCGCGACATGTTTGGCGGCGTGGGCGCGGCGGCGCGTGCACTGGGTGGCGCAGTCCTCGGTCTGATTAACCCCTACACCGTCACCGTTGCTGTCCTCGGCACACTGGCCTATGCCTACAAGGCTGGCCACGAGGAAGCGGTGCGGTATTCTCGCGCCCTCATCATGACCGGCAACTTCGCCGGCACCACCGCCGGCCAGATGGCTGACATGGCGGCCAGCATGGAGGAGATCAACGGTTCGCAAGGGACGTCCGCCAAAGCACTGACGACCCTGGCCAGCACCGGCGCCATCGCTGGCGCTAATCTGGAGAAGTTCGGCACTGTGGCCGTCGACGCGCAGCGGGTGCTGAGCAAGAGCGTCGAGGACACGGCCAAGGAATTTGCTGCACTCGGGAAGGATCCGCTTACCGCACTCCGCGCAATGGGCGACCAGTATGGCTTCGTCACGACCGAGACCTATCTTGCCGTGAAGGCAGCGCAGGAACAGGGGCGAATGATCGATGCCGCCCGCATTGCGCAGAGCGCCTACGCCGACGGCGTCGCCAACCAGAAAGAAAAGGTGCTGGAAGTTCTCTCGGCCTGGGAGCGTGGCTGGATCAACATCAAGACAGCGGCGGGTAGCGCATGGGATGCAGTGGTCGACTTTGCTGGTGGTCGGCAGGAGGGGCCTCAGCAGCAGCTTGCTGCGCTGGCCGTGCAGCGCAAGGCGCTTGAGGAGCGGATCGAGCGTCTGAAACGGATCGGCAAGGCGCGCGATGATAAGTACAACCCGAAGACGGATCGGGACGTGCTGGCGGTTGAAGCTCAGGTGGCGGCAAACGAGCGGGCAGTCAAATCCATCAACGACAAAGCTGCCGCCGACAGAAAGGCCGGCGAAGACGCAGGTTTGAAGGTGCAGCGTGAGGCAGTGGAAAGGGAGTGGGCGGACAAGCAGAAAATCCTCCTCACGCGTGCGGAGCTGCGAGACAAAGCGCTGGCCGCTGCCCAAACCCGCGGTGCCGAGCTTGGCATTCCCCAAGTGGATATTGACAAGCAGCTATTGGCCATCCGTCGCGAATACAACGACGTCTACGTGGCCGGAATCGACGCCAGTATCACGTCGCTGCGCAAGCGCGGCGAGCTGCAGGACGAGCTCTCCCGGCGCGAACTCGCACAGATCCAGGCGAAACGGGATGCTGGACTGATTACGGAAGACGAATCTCTGCGTCAAATCGCAAACGTCGACTTGGCTGGTTTTGATCGTCAAAAGCAGGGGCTTCAAGAGCAGCTGGCGCTGACAAAGCAAAAGATCAACAGCGACGCTGCCCAGCGTGATCTTGCTGGGCAAATTGCAAAGATCGACGAGCAGCGAATCAGCCGCCAGCAGCAGCTGGAGAACGATCTGGCCGCCGCCCAGCGAAACCGTTCGCAAGCGAGCATGGACCTCTACATGCAGGGCGTCAAGGCGGCCGCCGCTGAGCTGACCGGGCTGGAAGACCAGGTCAAGGCGCAGCAACTAGCCAATGAAGAAATCGGCTTGAGCAGGGAGGCGGTAGCGGCTCTCCAGGCCGAGCGCATGCTGGCGACTGCGGCGCTGAAAGAGGAAACGGCTGCACAGATGGAGGCGCTGGAGCCTGGCAGCGTGACCGCTGCGCTCTACCGACAGCAGGCCGAAGAACTGCGCAAGCTCGCCGCGCTCAGGCAACAGGGGGCAGTTAACGCTGGAATAGCTGAGGACAACAAGAAGGCCCAGGACAGCCTGAATGAATTCCTCGACCCTGCCAGGGCTCAAACGTTCGGAGAGGCCCTGCGCGAAGCGTTCGGCACCGCTGGCGACTCGATCACGAAGATGACCAGTGCGCTGGATGCGTTCGGCAAGCGTCAGGCAAAAATCGCGGAAGAACGCGGCAATGCCGACCTGCTGCTCCGGAATGGGAAGATCGACGAGGTCAAGCACCTGGAGTATGTCGATAAGCTCAATCAGGAGGGCGCGAAAAACCGCCTGGCCGGCTACGGCGCCATGACGAGTGCGGCCGCCGGCTTCTTTGGCGAGCAAAGCAAGGGCTACAAGGCCCTGCAGGCTGCCTCGCAAGTGTTCCATGCGGCCGAGCTCGCTATGACGCTGGCTGAGCTGGTGCCGAAGGGTATCTCGGCAGTGCTGAATCAGGGCAGTGGCGACCCGTACACCGCCTTTGGGCGGATGGCTGCTATGGCCGCGATCGTCGCGGGCCTCGGCGTTGCCATCGGCGGCATCGGTAGCGGCGGCGTGAGTTTGTCCGAATCGCGCCAGAAGAAGCAGGGTACCGGCTCGGTGCTGGGCTCGGAGGAGAAATCCGAATCGATTGCCAAGTCGCTCGACATTATGGAATCACTGGCCTCGAAGGAGTTGGGGATCAGCGCCGGCATGTTGAAATCGTTGCGCAACATTGAGGCGGGAATCAGCAGCTTCTCCTCGCTGCTTGTTCGCACGACGGACATTGCGAATCCAGATGTGGGGACCCTCAATACTAGCAACGGGTTTGGCAAAAGTGTTGCGTCCTGGGGTCTTGGGGGTGTGATCGTCGGCTCTGTCTTGGCGAAGATTCCCGCTCTTGGAAAAGCTTTCGACAAGGTGGGGACGAGCATTTTCGGGGGCAAACAGAGCGTCGAAGATTCCGGATTCACGATGGGCCGCGCGAACCTGGGTAGCATCCTGGCCGGCGGCGTCAACGCATTGCAGTACGCCGATATCAAGAAGGATGGCGGGTGGTTCCACAGTGACAAGCGCTCGACGAAGCTGGAAGGCATCGGTGCGGAAGGTAATCGTCAGATCAGCACGATTCTGACCTCGCTCTACGATACCGTGTTCGAGGCCGGCAAGCTCCTACAGATCAATGGTGACGAATTTTCGGCGCGCCTGAACAGCTTCGTTGTCGACATCGGCAAGATCAGCTTGAAAGGCAAAACCGGGGAGGAGATCCAGAAGGAACTGTCGGCCGTGTTTTCGAAGATCGGCGACGATCTTGCCAGCTTCGGCGTGGCCGGAATCACCCAGTTCCAGCAGGTTGGAGAGGGGGCGCTTGAAGCCTTGGCGCGCGTGGCTTCGAACTACGCGGGCCTGGACGCGGTCTTGGCCAGCATCGGCAAGTCGTTCGGGACGACCGGGATTGCTAGCATCGCTGCACGCGAAGAGCTGTTATCCATGGCTGGCGGTATCGACGAGCTAGCAAGTCAAGCATCTTCCTTTGCCGAGAATTACCTCACCGAGGCAGAGCGCTTGGCGCCGGTGCAGAAGTTCGTCACCGAGCAGCTGGCGGCGCTGGGCAAGTCAGACCTGCGCTCGCGCGAGTCGTTCAAACAGTACGTGCTCGGCCTGGACCTGACCAGCGAAGCCCAGCGTGAGCAGTACGTTCAGCTGATGGCGTTGCAGGAAGCGTTTGCCAAGGTGTATCCGGCAATCGAGGACACCACCTTGTCGCTGGCCGATGCCAAGGATGCGCTGACCGAGGCCTACAACACAGAGCGTGACGCGATCGATGCGACCATCAACAAAATGTCGTCGTTCGCATCGAGCTTGAAGAGTCTGCGGGACAACGCGCTGCTCGGCGGTCTGTCGCCACTTTCTCCTTCGCAGAAGTATGCGGAAGCCAAGGCTCAGTACGAGGCTGTGCTGGCGGCGGCGCGCGGCGGTGATGAGGCTGCTCAGTCGCAGTACCAGGGCGCATTCAACGCGTTCCTGACTGCGTCCCGAGCGGTGTTCGCCAGCAGTGCGAACTACACGCGGGACTTCGAGTATGCGCAGGCGGCGACCGAAGAGGCGGCCAAATGGGCGGAGAGGGAGATCAACGTCTACAAGGCGCAGCTTGATGTGCTGAAGTTGCAGGTCTCCGGGATCATCGAGGTCAACAAATCGGTGCTGTCGGTTCGCGATGCGCTGCTGCAGTACAACACGGCCGCAGGCAAGAACACGGGCCCGCTGACTGGCTACGCGCCGGTTTCTCCGGGGCCGGTTATCGCAACGCCGACCCGTCAGTCCACCATGGACGCAGTGGTGAATGCGACCAAGGCAATGGGCAGTGAAGTTGCCAAGCTGCGCGCAGAGCAAGCTCAGCACACAGCCGCTCTCATCGCTGCGCAGAACCGCGCGTCAAACGAGTCCTCGAGCGCAATTGTCGGCGCCGTTAGGTCGACCGCATCTACTGAATATAGGGTTCTTCCTGAATGACTGATGCTCAGTTTACGGACTGGCTGAAAAGCCAGTCCGCCTATCGTTGCGTCCTCATCGAGGTGATGGCGCAGGTGGGCGGCACGGAAACCATGGTCTACATGGCGACCAGGCCGTTCACCACGTCGCCGGTGGACACGCCGGCGAATACCACCTATCAGGCCATCGCCATCGTGGGCACGCTGTTCACCGAACGGCTGTCCCTGGAAGGCGATGGCGCACTGTCGGCCGGCGAGCTCGAGATCGACAACACAGCC